ACACCGACGTTTAAACCACGGTCTGTGGTATTCATTGCTTCGTCTGCCTGCATTTGTAACACGACATTCGGATCGTCAAGGACATATGCTCTTGCATCTGTTGCTGCATTTGATGCAGGCCACATGTCACTAAACGTCTTCTGCCCACTTGTTGGGTCCGTATAAGAGCATCCCATAAAAATTCCCACAGCTGCCAAGGTAGCAGTTCCAGCATCTTTTTCAATCGTGCCGTTTGCTACAAGCTTAACAAAGTCACCGTTAAAAATAGCGGTGTCATATGTGGTAATTATCGGTAGCTGGCGCATCTTGCCTGTAAGCGAACCTGATGCACTTGTAGTACCAATAGGTCTGGCTCCATACGGTGAAGCTGAAGTAGCCATAATTATTTTTCCTATTTGCTAATTAATTTAAAACATTTAGCGACCCCCGCCGCCAAATGCTACACGAGTCTTACGGTTTGGCGCAAGAACTGGCATCCTGGGATCGTTCTCACGCATGTAATTGTTGTCTACAGCCTGCATCTGTGATTCTGCATGCTTCTTGTAATATGCACGTCGTTGCTCCACCATTTCTTCGGGAGATTTGCAGAGTAGCAGTCCGCCAACTTCAATACCACCCTTTGCACCAAAGTCTGATTTATGATCACTCATAATTTGTAGCTCAGGATGGTCTTCGGCCTTTACTGGTTCCCAACCTTCTCTAAATCTTTTAGATACATTGGTATTATCAGTATGGCCAACCATTGATGTACGAATCCACCTAAATACCCAGCCATCTTGTGGCTTAGGATCTGGTAAGATTGATGCAGGCTCCCACGACTTATCTCTAGTTTCGTCTTCACGACTATCTAAATCCCGTGACTCCCGTGATGCGCGTTCCTCAGACATTATTTTCTTTCTCCTTGATGACTTGTCTTGCGTATTGTTCATTAGTAAGGTTCAGGCGTTTCGCGAGTCTCACCTGTGTCTGTGTTAATGTTACTGTGCGTGGCGATGAACCACTATTCCTAGTAGCTCCAGCCACGGGGCTTGTCTTGCGACGACCCGCAGTATTAACGGTAACTTTATTACTGTTATCGCTTCCACTGAATTCTGCAGGAAAAACCTGCTTCATACGTTTATCTATTAAATCGTAATATTCATCAGAGCTTGGGTCAATACCCTCCCTCTCAACCAATTTCTGATGTACCCCATATGCAAAGCTAGTCATCTCTTCATCTTGACCAAACCACTTATTACTTTCTGACCAGCTAACTGCCTTATCATCAGGCTCTATCGGCTCTGGCTTTGGCACGTAGGGAGTCTGTGTGGCAACCGCACGTTCCTGAGCCATAACCTCCCTCTTCCAATTATCAATAATTTTTTTAGAAACATTAGGTGCATATGCCTGAGATAACTGGGCATTCGTCAAATGCTGCTGTGCTTCAGCTATTTCAGAAGAATCACCTGACTCATGGGCTTTTTTAAAGTTTTCCTGTGCCATGGACAGGTTTGCAGCCGCCCTACCCTTTGATTGATCGGTCAATGCTGTTTGAGAGTTCTGAACTAGCCTGAGAAGTCTTTGGTTTTCTACCTGAAGTGAGCCAGTATAGTTAACCGCCTCATTAGACATACGCTCTGCCGCTTCTTTGGCTCTGCGCTCATCATGGAATTCCTTCTTAAGCTTAGTAATTCTTTTTTGTACCTTTCCACCGTACTCCTTAAGCTCGTTTCCATCTTCATCTAGTGGGGCGTACTTCTGATCTTCCTCTGATCGGTCATCTACAACCTCAATGCCCACTTCTTCTTCCGTTTCTTGCACATCATTGCTTGAAGGTACTTCAACGGTATTTTTTACACCTAAAAACCTATCTTCTTCGCTCATCCTTCCAGTTTCTTCACTCATTATGCTCTTTCCACTCCTCTGGGATCTTCAACAACAGCTTCAACCGTGTCATCATTGATTAAACGAAACTCTTTACCATGAATTTTAATTCTTGTACCACTAAATGCCCGAAAAACAACCCAATCACCCTCTTTACAGTAGGGTCCAGAGGGAAATCGACTAAAATTTGCATAAGAATCAGACCCCATCTTCAATACAAAGCCTACAACAGTCGATATTGACTCTTCATATTGACTTTGTGCTGACTTGATAATGCCTCCATCAGTAGTTTCGGTAATTTCTGGAAGTGCAATCAATAATTTGTACCCTGTTGGATCGGGTAGCTGTGATGCGGAGGGGGTTGGGTCATCAACATCTTTAAATGTAATCTCTTCGATATCAATAACAGGATTTTCTACTTCTTTCGCGAGTGTAGTCATGTGACCTCTCGTTAAATTGTGGCATCCTTGCGGACGTTGCTCTTCTAATTAGAAGGTTTATTCTTTTTACTCGTACTTTCATGTGAAGAAGATACCCAGAGTCTTCCATTTTCATCTACATCAAATTCAAATACCTCATGGTCTGGCTCCACAAAGATATCGGCATCTTCTTTGTCAATAACACCAAAATACTTACCTAATCGAACAAGAGATTCCCATTTCATTCCTTAAAAATCCTGCACCTTATCTATCATATCAATTATTTCTCGTTCTGCCCAAGCTAATCCTTCAATAATACCAGTAATCTTACGGTAATCCTCCATGTCCTTAGCATTTCCAACTGCCAAATGGTCAGCAAGCTCGTTCATCTGTTGCCTGATAGACTTTTTAAGTGTCACGAGGACATTATCTGGCATTGTTATCTCCACTTATTTCCTGCTTAATCCTAAGTCCCATCTCAAGTCCTTTCACTTCTAGGTCTGCATCTAGTTTTTCAGACTCAATCTCTGCCTTTAATAGTAAAGCTTTTTCTTCAAGACTCAATCCTGCCATATCTACACGTTCCTTGCTTGCAAGCTTCTGTCTTTCAAGTTCCACCTTCTGCATATCAATCTGTTGCTTCGCTTGATCTGTCGCTTGCTTCGCTTGATCTGCAGCTTGCTTGCGCTGTTGGTCTTGTTCTAGTGTCGCAATCTCACGTTCGCGCATTTGGATAATTGGATCTTGCTGATTTTGTGCTGCTTGATCTGCTTGTGCCTGTTGTTCTTTCTTACCAGACATCTGATCGGCAGCATCGGCTACTAATTTAGCAAGTTGCGATGCAAGCCTGGGCGATAGCTGCTCTTCTTCGGTTGGTAGTTTTATACCAAGCTCGTCTTCTATCTGTTTGCGGAAAATAAATGCCAAGTGTTCACGAACATGTGCATCCAATGCACCACTCACCGCACCACCAGCAGGACTGTTCTGTACCTCCTGTGCCAACTGCGGATCATTTTTTAACATCATATGGACACGGTTGTGTGCCTCATGGTCCTGATACTCGTATACCTTAACAGGAGAAAGTGTAAGCATCTCTTGATTTTCAGTAATAGGATCTTTAGGTAGAACTTCTTCCTGATTCGGAACTACCCTATCTGCATTAGGAATACCAATAAGCTCCATCATTTGCCTATGCAATAATGGCATGTCATAAAGATTGGGAGACTGTTGCGCTAACTGTAGCGCTGCTTGATACTGCATAACTCTTTGTGCCATTGTCGATGCATTTGGATCAGAGACTGGAACAACATCAATGCGATCATCAAAATCCTCAGCCTTTATACCTTCTCCATCTTCTGTTTCGTAAGGATATTCTGGGTCTGTATAATCGCGTATAATGTTTGATAAAATTTTATATTCTTGTTTTAAGCTTGCGTGTATCCTTGCTTGAATAGCAGACTGCACCTTCATCGCACGTTCCATAATTGCAAGAGTGGTCCCAACGGGAGCATCTTGACTCATGTCTGCTACTTTAAGGTCGGCCATTGACGCAAAGCGTCTGCCTTCTTCGACGATATTACCCAGTAACTGATAAAGGACCGAACTAGGTTCCTTATAAGGAAGGAAGGTGATGTTGTCGCGAATAACCCCACCAGGGACATCAACGTCCCTGAACTCTCCTGGCATGATAGGCGTGTCGTCGCCTTTGATTCTGAGTCCACGAGTTTTCAATCCTCCTGGTAGATTGGATAATGTGCCTGCATCAACCAACTGTCTAAGTAAGCTGGTTGCAGACTTGGCTAAACCTCCAATCATATGGATCAAGCCAAGGTTATAAAATCCAATTCCAGGAACATATCCATAGTGGACAAAGTGCTGCAGCTTAACTCTGTGCGGATCTTCTTCCTCCCAGTTCCTGTAAATAGAAAGAACAGTATTACTTCCTTTGTCGATTGTAACGACATACGGTAGTGCTACCTTGTCCTCGTCTTCATAACCTGGAAGGTCTACATCAACATGCATTTCTAAGAGTTGATGTTTTTCCCGACTTTCATATGAGGGGGTCACGCCTCCAATATCATTATATTTTTCCCTGATTGGATTCTCTTCTACATTGGAGGGCGTAAGCTCAACATCCCGATAAAAACCACTAACCTGTAATTTTCTTATCTGGTTAGTACTCCTAGTCATTACATGGGTATACCGTTCTGCATGTTGTAACTCTCCCTCATTGTATGCAACTACAAAATCTTCAGCGGGAACAAACATAGAAGTAGGTCTGCCAAGGGATGGATCAAAATAAATCTTACGAAATGCAGAACCAGCTAACGGCAAACTAAATAATAACTTTTCAGTTTCTGAGCGATACTCAGTCATCACTTCAATAAGCTGATAGTTTAAATACTCCTGAACTCTTTTTGCCTGTTGCGCCCTTTCTTTAGTAAACTTACCCCAGACATGAGCCTTTACTGGCCCCTGCGCTGGCATAATTTCCTGTATAGTTTGAGCTTGAAATCTGACGACTGCCTCTGATAACATTGGATGGAATACACCACATGCACCAGCCCATGGCGTTGTACGGTCTTCGATTTCTAATCCAAGCTGATCCAGGCCTTCCTTGTAGGTTTGCTCCCAAGACGATCTACTACTTCTATCGGACTCAAACTTAGACACCAGGTCTGAAGACAAAGTAGATAGTTCATTATCATCTATAAAGTCGGCAAGGTTAGATTGAAAAGAATCTTCACCCATACTCTCATCTGCTCCAGGATCGAAATCAACGACTACACTTCCATCGTCCATCTCTGTAACCTCTGAATCCCCAGAAGCTTCTTCGTCTTCAATTACCATGAGTCCTTCTGGACCCATATCAAAATCATCTTGATTTAATAAAGATTCTAATGTTTTTTCTATTGCCACGAATAATTCCTCTGCAGGTGCCTCATCTTTCTATAACAGCCCCCAAGGGAAACTCTTGCAGGAAATAACCCTTGAGGACTGTGAAATAGAAACCTCTCTAACACAATGAGAAAATATAGTCAAAGAGTCAACTCCTAATAATAATCTGCTTTTCTATTTAAAAGAAACTCTTCTTCCTCTTCGTCGCTTTCTATACGAATAAATCCACCCTGACGAAAGCGCAATAATGCTTGTGTAGATGAGTCTACCAGGTCATCGTGATCCCCAGTGGGGAACGCGGCAAACTCCTCTATTACTAGTTCAGCCCATCTTGTTTTAGGCGCCCAGACGTGACCCGATGAAAATAAATCCGAGACAGCATTCACTCTTGCTATTTTATCTTTTCCTCTGCTGGGAACATACTCACCCACAGGTATACCCATCCTTCGTAGCTCAAAAATTAAAGGGGTACCTGCTGCCTTGGCTTCAACAATAAAAGCATCAGGATCATATTCTTTGTACATTTCATATGCTCTTGCCTTGAGATCTGGAAACTCAAGACGCTCCTGAAGAGCATCCAAAAGAATAATGTTTGCCACATCATTCTTGTCTGTAAAAACACCCCATGTTGTACACGCACTATAGTCTGCAGTTTCTTTTGCTAAAAATGCTGTATCCCAAGATTGAATAACAAAGTCACAAGTAGGAGGTTTTTTCTCTGTCCACTCTTTCCACCACTCACGCTTAATAATTGCAGATTCTTCAGAGGTAGGATCTTGCTGATACTGGGCGCTCCACTTGCTTACAGGAAGCTCAGCCTTTAGTGCCTCTAATTGATCCAGCGGCCAGAAGCCAGGCCACAAAGATTTGCCACTGGGAAGTATTGCAGGAAATTCTATTATCTCCCATTCATCAGCACCTCCTCTTTCTACGGATGCTTTAATAATACTTCCCGTTAAATCCTTTTTTGCCCAACGTGTCATAACTAAACATATAGCGCCTCCAGGCTGGAGCCTCTGGCGTGGACCTGACGTGTACCATTCATAGGTTTTGTCATATACGGATGGATCATTTAGGGCGGCTTCCTGCTCAGAATGTGGATCGTCCACGATTAAGATATCTGCGCCCTTACCAGTTACAGCGCCACCCACACCAATAGCAAAGTAATCACCGCCCTTATTTGTACTCCAACGTCCCGCTGCCTTGGAATCAGTGCTTAAAGCAACATCCTGGAATATCCTCTGATATACTTCTGATCCTACAAGATTACGAACCTTACGACCAAATCCAACGGCAAGCTCTGCTGTGTGGGCAGTTTGAATGACCTTTCTATCTGGAAACCTTCCTAAATACCATGCAGGGAAGAGGTTAGATGCAAATTCTGACTTTGTATGACGGGGTGGCATGTTTACTATAAGCCTCTTAAGGCTCCCATCTGCGATCCTATTGAATGCATCGGACATGATTGCGTGGTGGCTGCCCTCAATAAACGCGGGCCATACCTCTTTTACAAAAGAAAGAAAGTCTTTTTGTGCTGAAGCTCTCCCCCTTGCTATGTTTAACTGATCCAGAAGAGCAATAACTTCTTTCTGAGCAGTAGGAGAAAGAGCATGGAGGTTTTTGGTAACAGTGGTTATGTCTAGTTCCACTGGCAATCTATCATTTATCAGAATCCTTTGGTTTTTTTGACCACCTTCTACTATGGACCTTTCTATTGCGTTGAAGCAATAAGCCTCTACTATTACTACGGTAACGCTCTTGTCTTTTTGGCCCCTTGAAATATTTTTCTGTGACTTCCCCATCCTCAGAGTCTTCTTCGGCAGCTAAATTAATAACCTGACGAGCAAGATCGTACCAATGTTCACTATTAGGCTTGTGTCCCAATTTTTGCAAGTAATCCTCTAGAATCTGGTTTGCACTTTTTCCTATAAATTTGATCTTACCACTGCTATAGAGAGCAAAGTATTCGGGAAACTCCTTTACAGCCTGCTTTGCAGTATATCCACGCTTTATATACCCATGTCGATCACGAAAAGCAGCAGCTTTGTACGATTCAACTGCCCTTGCTATGACATAAAAGACATCATTCTTTTTCACTGCAGCACCTATCTGAGTATGATTGATTTCCCCACCAGCATTGACTGGTATTTATGGCACAAGAACAAAATAAAAAGATAGAAATTACCGTAAAGAAAACTTTCAAACCTCCTCCTCTCTATATATAGATAATCTATAGTAGATTATATCTATATATAGATAATCTATTATAAGTAATCTATTCTATAAAAATTTAGATAATATATCTAGGTATTGACTACAATCCCTGCTAAACACAAAGCTTACATAAAGCTGCAATATTATTAAAAACTTGGTGTGGAATGTGCAAAACACTGTTTATTATACCAGCAGGTACAGCTACTGCTAGGGGGGGTCGGGGGTACTGGGGTGTCTCAAAAGCAACTCTTTTAGTAACAGCGTTACCAGCCGACAAGAAACATTCCAGCAACGGAGCTTCGCCCTATCTTTGGTAACAGCATACCTCGCCATACTTCCTAACAAATCAAAGGGCCAAAGCTGTTGTTAGAAAAGTCAGCCGAGGCTGACATTCGCTTGCGCTCACCCAGTCGGGGTTTTCTAAAACTGTCCCTATTAATTTGAGTCGTTGATGTCAAATGCTTACCAACAACTCCTTTGTTACAGCGAGCTTAAAAGAAAAAGCTATAGCTCGCCCCTTCCCCACTTCGCCCACACGCCCCAGGCCACCGCCACCCAAATCACTCCCACTCTTCCACCACCCAGATCCACCCCAGGCCACCACCCCAAACCTCCACCCTCCCACCACTGAAACGGATTCGTCTTTGTAAGATTCCTTTTGTATGGCTTCCCTGATTTTTCTAGGGAAAAATCAACGCCATAGTCAGGAATCAAGACGAAACATTTTATCTCTCTCTATATATGAACGCAGGAAGATAACCACATGCATTCTGGGTAACACTAAAAGGATTCTAACAACTCCGTTGAGTCGAATCCTAAGTGTTATAACCAGAAGTAAGTTGTAAAGGGTTGTAACTCTGTATAGAAATCTAACCTGCCTGATTTCTAACGAGAGTGAAAACCCTTGACAACTGACTAGCAAAGTCACCTACGATGACATAACGGACTCACTGCTATGCGGTTGTCTTACTGCGTTCAAGATAGAGAGAAGGATTTTTTTACAACAACACTTGGAGATTTTATGTCATTACCAAATGAACAGTCCGTCGTAGAGGCATGCTCAGCTGAAATTGATCAGTTGGCTGAAGACATGCAGAGATCTGCAGATGCTAGTGGAAAAGCTAGTAAGTTGCAGGAGCTGAGCAGGCATGCGGTAGTTAGATTGCTACACATTCTCAACAATCAGATAGCTACGTTTTACGACGATGCTGGAAATCTATTAGATGGTGCAGATACTAATGCCATCTATGGCATCCTTTGCCGTGTCTACTCCATTGCCGTTGATAGGACTCGTGAGCTTGGGTATTCGGCTTACAAAGCAGGAGTAAAGGCTGGTACTATTGATAAGTCTAACTACACTAAAACCGAAATGGGCAAGTCCGCGAGCAAGGGGATTCGCAACAAACGTCGGAACTTCTCGCATTTTGCACATTCGGCTACACATGAGACTGCGAAGTTCCGTGAGGATACGGCTCTTGCAGTGTCTCCTTACGTAGATGGTGAAGCTAATATGCAGTGGGGAGCGCGTACTACTGCATTTAAACAACCCATTACACATGAACTCTCAACTAGTACTATGAAAGTATGTGTTGGCAAAGGGAAAGTCGTACAAGAGGATGGCTCACTAGGTACCACGAGCATGCTTTACCTATTAGGAGAAGAAGGTAATACTTTGGAGACGGACCGTGAGGATGGCAGGTTCATCGTTACCTTCGGTGTTACTCCAAACACATACCAAGTTGCGATGAAAAGGTCCGATATATCTACGTCTACACTATTCGCAGACCTCACGGGGAAGAAATTAGAAATCAGCAGATACCTAACTCAAGTAGCTATAGCCCTTAAAGCGCTTGAGGACAGTGAGCTTCCCCCTGAATGCGAAGTCAAGTACAGGAAGCCTGCAGGGAAAGGGGAAGAAGAAGACATCGGCTAGTACACAGTACAACTGGGAGGCCAGTCTTCGGATTGGTCTCCCTTTTTTTGTCTACCTCAACAGATAGATGGAGCTTCGCCCTCTTTTTAGTAACAGCGCCCCCACCCCAAAGCAAAAACATATGGAGCTTCGCCCTATCTATAGTAAAAGCATTCCACCCCACCAAAGCAACAGCAATAGAGCTTCGCCCTATCTATAGTAACAGCGCGCCACCCACCCAGCCACTCCACCACACCCACCCAGCCCACCACCACACCACCCCACCCACCACCACCCTACCCCACCAAAGCAAAAGCAATTTTCTGCGTAGAGGTACGGTTGTCAAGGCCATAGTTAGGTTAGGATTTCAGGGGAAATTTTCCCCCTTGAGCTACCTGCACTGTTTATATATCTATCCTAACCCAGCTATCAAGCGTCTATAGAGACCAGTAACCCTAGCTTCTCCAGTAACTCCTTCTCTATATCTTCAGGCTCTCTATGCTCAAAGGTGACGTGTGTGCTATCATCGAACAGTCCCCCTGTTTTGCCTAGCAATTCTAATGCCCTGATCCTACTGCTAGGTGGGTTACTCTCGTTCACTGCCTCACCCTGTAGTTTCTCAACGATCCAGTCATTGCTTAGCTTTTCGTGTGACTCGACAGCCACCTTATCATTTACCTTGAGTGATTCGATAGCGTCCCTGACCTTGGTGTTCTTAGCTAATTGAGAGGACTTATTCCACAGCACTTGCTTACTCATTTTGCCAGCATCATAAGCCTTTCTATACGCTTCGGCATAGCTATCGCCACGTGCTACAAATCCTGCAAACGCAGATTGTTTAGGGCTAATCGTATGGGGGTTAGGCATACAACACGATAGGGGTAGGCCAATGCCAGGTCAATAGTAGCAAGCAACCCAACAGAAAGCTAACCTCACAAAGGGGGTTACAAAATCTTCCGTAAAAACTTTTTTTTAGTTATATTTATTTATGAAAAAATCTTTTGAGGGCTACGTACGCAGGGGAAATTTTCCCCTAGAAAATCGGAGAGAGTTATGCAAGATCACGTTTCACGTGAGAAGCTGGAGCTTTACTGTGGGCTAACAGCCAAGCGTTTAAATGGTTCTTTGTGGCTTATGGCTGTACAATCTGGATCATATAAGACGGCCTACAGGTTACTTAGTTCCATGCAACACAGACTACCACACCCACTGGTCAAGCCTTGGGACATGGTAGAGGGCAAGAATCAGATGCAATTTCTAGCTACTACTAGTCAGTCGAGCTTAGGACATAGCCATCCCAGAACGCTAGGTAGACGCAGGCGTGTCGAAACTGGTGGGGTTAAGAAGTTATCTGGGGGGAAATTTTCCCCTAAACAATACGAGCCACCACGTGGCCCTAAAAGGATGCCAGCATCTTGGGTGTGTACAGTGTGTGGACAGCATGAACTGACTGCAGACCATGACACTAAGAACTTAACTGACTTCCATCATCGTTTCTCAAGGGATGTCAAACAGAACAAGTTCATTAGGAAGCTGAAGAAAGAAGGCATGACCTATACAGTATCTAGTAGAGAGGACCTGAAGCATATCAAATAAGCGATCCGTACATGGTGGAACTTGGATAGTTACAGGGCTGACATAACCCTACTCCACTTCCAAGTCTTGAGGTTCGATTCCTCTTTACGGTCTGTAGCAAGAGAGGGGAAAATTTCCCCTCAATAATTAAAACCAAGTTGTATTATTTAACTAGGAGGTAGCATGGCGTTAGACCTACACTCATTCAAAGCACTTGAATCATCTTGCTTTGACAACAGCATGGAGGAGATGACTGCAGTCCTCAATCGTAAAGTAGAGACTCGCTTGAGAGAGTGTCTGAAGCATCTGATGTATGCAAGGACAGACTTACAGGAAGAGCATACGATCCCTACTGCCCACATGGCATCAATACCAGCAAAGCATGCTTTAGGAATGATTCAAGATGTAGAGGATAACCTCAATGAGTTGCTTGAAAAGCTAGAAGTTCATCCCGAACTTGATGAAGAATGGAGAACGATCCATGAAGAATGGAGAACGATCCATGATAAAGCAGATGGGGAGGGCGAGTGATGAAATCTTTTGAACACTACTCAGCAATAGTATCAGCAATCGGGGGTGCTAGGATAGAGGACTACACCGACATAAAGATACACGTGCCAAGTGAGTGGCGTAGTGAGTGGCCTTGCTCCAGGCTTGCAGGTGAGGTGATCAACGTGACAATAAATAATGTTGGAGAGGTAGTGGACTTCTGGTTTGCCGATGGACCCTTCTATCCATCTGGTGAGGATCTAGAGGGTGCAGAGTTGAGTGCAGTACTGGGGAAATTTACCCCCGAAAGCGTGAAGAGACACGTGAATCTTATTACAGAGGAGAGTGAGTGATGCATTGGTACGAAGAACATATGGCCCAAACCGAACCTAACCCAGAGTGTTACATCAAAAATAGGACATCGGAAGAGCTTCTAAGATCATGCGATTCTCCATACGAGAATAGTCTTGTCTTGGAGGTAGTACGATTGCGAAGACTCTTAGCAAGAGTTGACTTGCGAGGCAGAACAGTTGCTGAGTCACTGGCAAATATGCAAGACCTCTTAACAGAGGAGAGTGAGTGATGGAACTGCATGATTGGATGGACGTATGGGTGCCAGATTCCTGGTGTTGGAAAGGGGTTAGCTCCCCTCTTGCAGGTAAGAAAATATACCTGAGACGAGCCGTAGGCTCTGGAACGATTGAGGATTGTATCGTTTCCAACGGCAGTATTATAGGGATTGAGAGGGAAGAGTTGGAGGCAGTACTGGGGAAATTTTCCCCTGCAGATGTAAAGAGTAGATTGAGTGTACCAATAACAATAAGTGATCTTATTACAAAGGAGAGTGAGTGATGGCAGGCACAAGAGTAGTAGAGTACACATGGGTAGGACGCATAGAGATTGAGGTAAAAGAGAGTGGGAACGAGGGGGACCAAGAAGCCCTAGACAAGTTTAATGGGTTGCTTATGGAAGAAAGCCCTCAAAAATTCATGGATCTTCAAGATGAGAATGAAGAAGTTGTAGAGGAAGAGACATACGATGAAGAGGAGAGTGAGTGATGACGGATGCAAATGAAGATTACAAACCAGCCCAAGTCACGATGAACAATGAGGAAGATCCATTTATTGGGAGCCTCAACGAGTTAATAGAGGTACTCAAAGACTTGGTTAGACTACATCCCGAAGCAGGAAATGAAGGTGTACGAGTAGAGGAAGACTGGGAGGCTTGCGATGCGTGTGAGGCAGTGAAATTAACAAACCACTGGGTGCAAATGAAAACCGACATCAACTACCACCCATCTGGTAGCAGTGGATATGAGCGAAGTGGCTGTATCATCATTAAAGGGAGTGAGTAATGACGGATGCAATAGAACAGTGTCGAAAGATTGTAGAGCGAAAGCAATGTGCTGTGGTAGGTGGAAAGATGATGGATATGCAGACTGCCAGTGTGATAGTGCAGATCTATGACCAGCTAAGCGATCCTGAAATTGCAAAGAAATTTGCTTCCCAACCGATAGAGAGAATGTCGAATCTGGCTTGGAGAATAGACGCAAGACTGAAGACAGGGGTTGTCATCCAGGCAACTAAATGATTGTTCAAAATTAATTTTAGTTTAGGGGAGGAGAGTGAGTGATGATTGAAGATTTTCCTGAGAGCGAGCGAGTGAAGAAGTCCGATGGCAGAATGTATCAGTGCATTGGGAAAGATTCCTATGACGATATGTGCCAACCATTTAACTACTGGATAGAGCATCCGATGGTGGCATACTATGATGGTGAAATAATAAAGCACTGCCCAGGTTGTCTTCTAGGTAATTATTACTACCCCGAAGAGTGGAATGAGAGGACTGATCGTAAGATAAATGACACGCTAGAGGAGTTGGGTTTCCCTAGAAAAAAAGGAATCGTTGAGAGGCTACAGGGTATAACAAATTTAGAGGCAGTAACCTTAGTCACTTTGATATATGTAATAATCATATGTCTCTACTTAGGGGGGATGCTGTAAGAACTGTACAAAGAAATAAAAACCGTTATATTACATAAGTAAACAGAGAGATACAGAGAGGTGTTGTTTCAAGGGGATTAAACTACCCAAATAAAGAGAGGGCAAGATGGCAAGGAGTACAAGGAGAGAAGAGTTAGCAGAGAGGGATATGTTGGAAGAGGTGACACCAACAGAAGCGTTGGAAATACTGCACGATCATGGTGAGCATTACAATTTACGGCCAGTAGTTCTGGTCGGTCCAGTGGGCATGGGCAAGACAAGCATCGCACTCCAGTACGCCAGGGAAAGGGCAGAGAGGGCTGGCTATGATGCAGTAGTAGATACACGTGTCAGTAAGCCACAAAAGGGAGAGGCAAGCGTATCATTTCTCAACTTGAATGATATGGAACCCGAAGATCTAATGTACCCATCTTATGGGAACAAGAAGTACACCACCTATGAAAGGATAGCAAGTACATCTTTACCAGGTGCTGACGAAAGCTGGGGACCACCAGCAGATATATTTAACACGATGATATTAGAAGAGATTGGAAAGAAAAGGGAGATGATGCCCTTCACTGCCCAACTCTTATGTGAGAGGTCGGTAGGTACGAGCTACCTTATGCCACCACAGGTACACGTTGTCTGCACTGCCAATGGTGCAAGTCATAACGCTAATTCCTACAGCTTTACAGCAGATGTAATGGATAGGGCTACCTTCATAAAGGTCTGGACTCCAGCCAAGGCATGGCTCAAGCACATGGCAGGGCAACTGCATCCACTTATCGTAGCCACAGTGGGAGTCCTTGAAGATGACTTCCTTAATACCTTTGAGCGAGAGCCTAGAGGGGAGCAGTTCGCAACCCCAAGGTCTATGGAAGCAGTGAGTGATATGATGATCAATGGACTGGACTTGGACTCACGCATAGGCAAGGCTCAACTGTTCGGGAACATCGGACAAACATCGGGCAGGGAATTGTTAGCTGTCCATAATACTATGCAAAAGATGCATGACCTAGATGCAATGATTGCAGATCCAAATGGTATGTCCGACAAGATCCAGGACTACAAAGAAGATACAAGTAACAACGGAAGGATAGCACTGGCAGGAATGGTGGCAATACTTAGTAAGAGAGTGAGGAAAGATGCGAGTGAGGTAAATAAATTATTACCATTTGTGAAATTGTTTGGCGAGGAACTGGAAGTGACGTTTGCACACATGGCACTGACAGTGAACAAAAAAGTACAAAAGGAGAAGGCATTCGTGGATCACATGGTGAGGCTCCAGGAAACGCATTACTTCTAAAAATATTTCTGAACAAAATTTTAGTTTACTTTTTCTTAGGGGGTACAAGGTGCAACAAGATACATCGTTACATAGCGGTCATGTTCTGACAGGTCTGGAAGTTACAAAGAATGGCTGGCGGAAGAGCGACAAGGAGATAGCTATCGCTGGTGCAGATGCCGAAGGCATCGACAGGAAGAGGGCAAGGGCTAGTGTAATACTCTTAGATGAGGCATTGGTACGTAGGCTTAACAAACCTGAAGTCTATGCTAGGAACTACATGAAGGAAGTGACAGAGCCGTGGTCATCTTCAAGGAATAATAAGAATGGTGGCAGGGTGAAGGGCAATGAATACTTACTAATGTATGAAGACCTCGCAGAGTACGAGGGAGCAATGCAAAAATTCGGAGAGGAGTTTTGGAGTGTTCTTCAGAAAGATTTGTTTGCTCATTGGAGTAGCCTACGTGCCGATGCACTGATAGAACTCAATGGAAAGTACGATAATTACTTCCCACCGTTAGCTGATCTGCGTCAAAGGTATAGCTGGAAGGTATGGATCAAACCCCTTCCCGAACCGACTAACGAGAAAGACATCAGGCTCGTTGCCTCTCAAGCAGATATTACTAGGGCTGTTGAAGAGGATCGAAGCCAACACCAAGCGAAGATGGCAAATGTTATCGGAGGTATTGCCGATGACATCATTGAATCTACCGTAGATATTGCTGGGAGACTTGGTGGATTTCAACCCAACAAAGACGGCAGGAAGGGTAACAACCTACCCAAGGGTCCAGGGTGGGAGAACTACAAAGGTCTAGCTGATCGCATAGACAAGTGGAACACAACCTTTCCAGATACTGCATTGGAAAGTGCATCAAAGAAAATCAGGGAGCTAGTCAATGAGGTGGAACAGATAGGTGGTGGAAATCTCTCCGATGCAAGAAAGTATTTAGGTGGAAGAGATGACAGCATACGAGAACCAATCGTAGAAAAACTCAAAGAAATTAAGAAGACTGTCGAGCCAGCAACAAGTAGGTTCGAAGAATGGATGAAGAACTGAAGGTTATATAATGTTCAGAAATTATTTTTAATTACCGCGAGAAAATCAGTAGGTTTCAAATTCACAATCCAAGAGAGAGGTTGGGAAGATGACATATGTAGATCTTCAACAAAGGTTTTTAGGGATCAAAGAAGCAAACGAACATCTAGCAAATGTTAGGAAGACAGTGGTCAAGGAAAGAGCTAGGCTGTGCAAGAAACAGCCAGGAACTTTTCTGCTGATTGGTGGATGTAAAATAATAATATCTGAACAACACGATACTTATGCCACCGATGGTAAAACTATATGGGCGAACCCAGGCTTTGTAACTTCACTAACGCCTAAGCAAAATAAGACAGTTCTTTTCCATGAGTTCCAGCACATAGCCTTACATCATAACACTAGGCGTGGCAACATCCATCCTGATTTATGGAATATCGCTTGCGATTACATCGTCAACGGACTGATATACCATAGTTCAAATTACGGAGAGGAGTACGAGCTTCCAGGCAATTATTGCTGGCATGACTTCTATTCCTCTCCGAAGTGTGACTGGTCTGCAGAGAGGATATCTCGTCAAATGATTAAGGATGGGTGGGAGCCACCGCCAGATAAGCCAGGAGACCCCGACAAACCAGGAGATGCTGACGATGGAGACAAAGATGACAGCGAGGGGTCAGCGCCAGGGGGCTGTGGTGATATTCTGGATAGTCCAGCCGTCGAGGAAGGGGAGATCGCCATACAGCAGGAAGAGTACGAGTTAAAGCAACGCTTGGCTGAGGCATCGTTGATTGAAAAGTCAGCAGGCACACAGGTTGGTGGCGCTTGTACCATCATCAAGGACAGAGAGGAACGAGGGTCAAGATCTTCCGAAGAGATCCGTGAGTTTCTACAGGATAACGTGAGGTCCAGGCGATCCTTCAAGAGGCCCAACAAGAGATGGCTATCACAAGGAATGCTGTTGCCTTCCCATGAGAAGAAAGTGCAGGAGCTTTACGTGGCTATCGACTCCTCTGCATCCGTGGGACTAGACGAGTTTGAGCAATACAGAAACAACCTTGTTCGGTGGGCGATGGAACTATCGCTTGAAAGGATTCGTGTTGCCTACATAGACAGCAAGATACATTTGAACCCAGAGACAGGAGAGCCATGGTACGACATCCATCTCAATGCAGGGGGTGGAGCAGAGGGAATGGAGCTAGATGTATTCGGTGGTGGTGGCACATCATTCGATCCAATCTTTGACTACATCGAAGAGGAAGGAGTGCCAGTGAGTTCGTTGATATATTTCACAGATGGATATGGTCAGGTGTATTCTGAACAACCGAACTATCCAGTCATGTGGCTGACATCTGGTGCTACACCAAGATTTTATGGTGATCAGTGGGGAGAAGTGATAAGAGTGTGAGTGACGCGGTAATTAAAAATAATTTCTGAACAATAACTTTTACCGAAGAGAGAGCAAGATGAAATACAAAGTAAGATGTTACGAAAAAAATACCTGGGAACTAGAGGTTGAGGCTGACAGTCAAGAGGAAGCAGAAATAAAAGCTGAAGAGCATTACGATGCTCTTGGTTTCAGCGACTACAAAGAAATCAGTAGTCCTGAAGGTTGGTATTGGAAGGCAGAGGAGCATTACCAGAAAGAGTATATACTTGATTTGACTGGAATCATAATTATGGGGGACGAGATCAATGACACTAAGCTCTTCAGGCGTAACGCAAAGACAGGAGAGGAGTGCGAAATTCCATTTGACGACACCGATTACAAGGAGTATGGGGGCCACACACATCAGCTAAAATGGGTTGAGGTATGCCATATCTGTGAACATAAACTTTTTACGGAAGAGGAGGGAGTATGAGAGACAAAACACATCAGCAAATGCGAAACACACTGGCTTCAACGATTCGAGCTTTGAAGCGTGACCACGAAGGGTTAGATGATAGAGATATTCAATACGACTTGGGTTACATATATGGGCTGAACTATGCCATCTCTCTATACATTAATGACGAGTTCTGGATGTATGAAATCCCAGAAATTAATCGTGTCAACCGATTCATTGGAAGATTGTTTGATCGGGTTAGTTAGAAAACTGTAAGACAGGTGTAACAAAGCGAACAAAACTATTGTTCAAAATTAATTTTTAGAGGAGGGAGTATGAGTGATGTATGGTTTGCACTAGCAGAACGACATGGTGTCACGATAGAAAAAATCAAAAGGTACTGCCAAGAAGAAGTGGATGACAGCTGGCCTGTAGTCTGTGGCGAGAAAGAGATGGAAGATGAGGTGGACAAAGCACTCATCGTTGGGCGAGCAGAGTTCGCTGTTGGTTTGTTGAATCAAATAAACAAATGGGAGGGGGAGAAATGATTTCCAAGATCGAAGCAACCTATTATGTACAAGACAACTATGGAAGGGAAGATTGGTACCCAGTTAATGAGGCTTCTCATTTCCTAGCCAGGATAGGCGGGCAGAAAACATTGGGGGAAAATACTGTCTCCCTTGCTAAAGATTTTGCATTTACATTCACCGAAGTAAAGAATCCAAACAGGAGAAGATGAGTATGAAGTGTGTCATATGTGGGTATGAGATCTTAGGATTCGGCAACAACGCATTACCAGTAAGGGTTGGGCAGTGTTGTGGTGCATGCAATGACACAGTAGTTATACCAAAGAGAATAAATAATTTATTCAAATATAATCTTTCCAAAAAAGAGGAGAAGGTAAATGAAACCGTTTGAGTACGATGGAGATGGCATCCATACAGAGAGAGCGAAGCGAAAACTACGCAGGGCGCTGAAGAGATCCAAGAAACTTGGGCATGTGCCGACACGCATATCTAAGTTGGGGTACGTCGAACTCTATGGTTGCATGAACACAGATTGCAACGCTACGATAGATGTATGGGATAGCCCAGCATCAGTCAATGGGCCTATGCAATGGACGGATTGTTGCAGTCCAAAGTTTTCCACAATTAAAAAATTGTTCCGAAATATTTTTAATCTTTTACGGGGGAGTTAACAATCCCCAAGGGAAACCTTTTGCGAGAGAACCCTTGAGGACTGGAAATGAAAACTCCCTAGAAAAAAACCCCTCCCCCTTCAATGACGAGAGAGTATCATTTGAAGGACGAGAGGAAGAAAACTCTTCTTCTTTTTGTTTTCACGAGGGCAAGTTCGCTTAAAGACAAACCTAATTATCACGATAGACTAAGTCAAGGAGAGGGAAGATGTTAACACCATCAGTTCAGAAATGGCAATATCTAAAAGATTTACGAGAGCAATCAAAAAAACCTATAGCTAAATGTGAACATTGCGGTGGACCCAGCAAGGTCTACGCATACAGGTTAGGTTCTTACGCCAGAGTCTTGTGTTGGTTGGCACATAAAGAGACGGCAAGTGAGCGTAGGTACCGTCACCTTCCTTCTTCTGGAGCGGTCAATGGGGGTGGCGACTATGCCAAACTTAGATATTGGGACCTCATAGAGAGCATGCCCAACTATGATGGAGACAACTGGGTTGACCCCCAACATGCTGGATCTAAAAGATCTTCTGGTCACTGGAGGCTGACAGATGCTGGCTATGACTTCGCACACGGCAACATCACTGTCAGTGCCGTATGTTACTACAGGCATCCCCTGGACGGTGTGCTGGGATTTGAACCCGAACAGATAAACATACACGATGCGATAGGGAAACGATTTAACTACACACAACTCATGCAAGGTTACAAAGGGAAACCAGGAGGCTCAACGCAATGAAAAAGATTTACCCGAAGAAGCTGTCGCAGAAGGTGGTAGCAGAGATAGTAAACGAGGTCAGAGAATGGAATGACCAGACAGAACTCGAAGGATTGATTCTAGATTTGATAGAGCTACGTGATCCAAAGGTTAGAAAAATATTCTACAAGTTTTTATTTAATTCTACAGGAGAGGAGCAAGATGACTACAAGCCCTGAGCAGAGATTAATCCAAAGATGGGCCTTGATCAGTATGAAGAAATCGTTCAAGGCTCACTTAGCCTCACAGAGAAAGATGGAGTACATGGTTGAAAGAGATCTTTGTCGAGACGAACCTCGCCTGAAGGCCACGTTGAACGATGACATACTAACTGTCTATGTCTCCAATGAGGTGGTGATGTCCTTGAACAAAGAAGAGAACCGCTATCGGTTTTACGAGATGGTAGAAATTTTTTCGCCTATTTTTATTTAATTCTACAGGAGAGGAGCAAGATGAATAACGAATTTCCTGGCTATGATCATTGGAAAACATCGGGGCCACCCGATGAGCCAGAAGACAATGAAGACAACGCCACGATTATGGAAGGACTCAGAGAGTCAGTCGAGGAAGATCATCCAGACTTAACTGAGAAACAAGTAGAGTCTGTAGTAGCGTACTTATTTTCGTTTAGAGAGGGGGGAGAAGAGCAATGAGACATAAGAACTTACAAGAATACATAGACATTGTTGACTACACAGAGGACATAATGACAATGGATGGTGGCTACAATGATTGCATCGTAGGGGTTATATCAAAATTCGGTGGCGAGCAAGTCATTGCCTATGATATTGAAAAGGTGCTTACGAGGCTGAGAGAAAGAGATGGCATGAGTGAAATAGAGGCGATTGAATTCTTTGAATTTAATATGCTGGGTGCGTGGATGGGGGATCATACGCCTATGTTCATAGCCACCTTAACGGAGCAACACCTAGAGCCAGCCGATGGCTTGCCCTTTAAAATAATTTCTGAACAATAACTTTTACCACCGCTGGCTTCTAGAAATCCCAGTCGTAATCGTCAAAGGCAGGGCCAAAGTTATTCCACCTGCCACTGATCTTATCGTAGTGGAGAGGACATGATCCATTCTTTCCTACCCAATTCCAACGTGCCTTCCACACGTGGGCTTCGGGTGGCTCTTCATCCTTCGGGTGCCTCCACACTGTAAGTCCGATGTCTGCCTTGGAGAACCAAGTATGAGAGCCTGAGATATCCATACCAGTAACAACAACCTTGTTGCCTGTCCTTCTCTCGCTGTTGAGTTTTGCAGGGTGAGCCACAAAAAATACATGGGCATCATGGTTCTTTGCCCATTGCTGAATTTTGGTAAGCATTGAACTGATTGCATCAGTTTCTCTGCCCGAACCTATGTCGATATAATTATACGGATCAATGACAAGTATCCTACTTCCATATCGCAGTACACACTCCGATGCCTTCCTGAGTATGTTGTCGATGTCGGATGCCCCACCACTACGGTTGTCCATGAAGACAAAACTTTCTTTCATCACCTCCCTGCTGAATGCTACTTCTTCTTCAGACATACGAGTCGCATGGCCCTCCACAAAGAAGGGTCTATTGATAATCTTCTGGGATAGCTGAGCGTAATGATAGTCTGCTGGCTTTTCAAAACTACAGAAAACGGTTTTCCAGTTATGACTTTTTGCTAGGTTCACACAGAACTGATCAACCAAATCAGATTTACCAGAAGCAGGAAAGCCAGTGACGATAGTCACCATCCCCAATGGTATCTGCATATACTCATCCAAGGAAGTCAGTCCAGTCGAGGCCCCCTTGATGTGTCCCTGATCATAGAGATTCAAAACTGAATCGAAAATATCATCCACCGTATGCACACCGATGATGGGAAGTACCGTAGCTTTATCTAGCTGATCTTCAAGATATACTTTCCCCTTTATTTCCAACGCTTCGGATGCGTCCTTGTATTCGTCCAAAGAAACTATCCAAGTCTTAGAACTACCAACCCGACGAATGATTTCTTTCTCCAACGCATTACCTGGCCCGTCGTTGTCTGTATTTAAAAATATTTTTGGTGATAATTTTAGTTGCTTCTCCGCCCTCCATATATAACGAAATTTATTATCATCTTTGGGATCAATTTTTCCGTCTTTAACTTTTGCTGGCGCTCCATTGGGGATACTAAGCACGGTTATGTTGGGGGGCAGATCGCAAGACATCCATGCCAACGCATCCATCTCTCCCTCACAGATTAATATATCATTGCCATCGACATATGATTCTAAGTTAAAGAAATCTTCGCACACATTTTCTTGTGAAAAATTTTTCTTGGTGTCAGCACTTCGCCACTTTACTGCCCTCACGTCCCCTTCAACTCTATATGGAAATCCTACAGCAGGTACCGTCTTGCCATTAAATCGGTAGGTAGAAAGTATTGTATGTTCTTCGATAATCTTTTCTTCAATGTTTCTGTCCCTGAGATACTTGAATGCTTCTTCATTGTTGTTGTTTTTATTGATCGAAATAGGCTTGCTTTTTTTCATAGATGGCTCCCTGTATTTTGCCCTGTTTTCTGTATCGTATAAATGACCACCCTCTGCCCCACAGTGGTGACAAAGGTACTGCACCCCCCTACTGTCTACCCTCACGGACAAGGGCTTGTCTGTCTTGTGCTTGCTCCTGCTATCCTGACAATCTGGACATCTGATTTTGTGCTGACCTATACTTAAATTAGAAACTCTCTGTAGTATTTCAGTAGCTAACATCTAAACCATTCCTTTACTTAGATATATATTAATTAGATAATATATCTATAAAAGTTTTAAGTATATTATCTTTATTATCTATAGTAGATATTACTATAATTGTTCTTGGATTTTCTTTGTCTAGACCATGCTCAATTAATTTCAGCTTGACCTGTCGGTCATTCTCGTAGACAAAGCCCTGCAACAGATCAAGTATCAGGGACTCATCCAGGTCAGGTCTCCTGCTCTTGTAAAATATTTTCATGGCAACCATTAAGTCTTGATCTTTTGTGTAAAGATTTTTTCGCACTGGACACTGCAACTCAAAGCCCTTCTTGTAAAGCAGGGCCTTCTGGGACTTGATAATCATAGGCTTGCCACGCACACTCACTAGCCTTCTAGAGTTAGCTTTTGAGGCTGGCTCACCCTGTATCGTTAGTATGCATGGATCGTTGTTTATAGGCTTGCGTTTCATATCACTTGGGGTTATCGTTCTTCCTCTCTCAGGACAGATAGTCTAACTGAGTTAGAGTCTTTTCGCAATAACTAAGGGGGGAGTTTTGTACAATCCAAACCGACAGCCGAAAGGTGATAAGCGATTTTGGACAAGCGAGAATGTTCCAATCCCACTGAATAGGGGTGGACGGCAGGAAGAGTGGGCAGATTTACCATTTGACACCATCGCTGTAGGCACAGTGATTGGGATACCACTTACGTCAGAGGAGAAGACCCAGAGGATGATAAGGAACCTCAGGAGTCTTGCTTGGCGTAGAGGTAAGAGTTTTAATAAGAAGTTCTCTGCAAGAGTAACTGAATATGGCGTTGGAATATGGAGGGTAGAATGACAGAGATAGAGGTGAGGAGAGGCGTTCCACTACCAAGTAAGCAGAGTACCAGACATCTGCCGTTGCCCTTTGAGGGGTTGCTCGTTGGCGAATCTTTTATTGTCCCAGATGATGGTGGCACTATGGAATCCAGACTCAGGTCTGCGTGTTCACGCTACGGTAAACGGTGGGGTAAAGTGTTTGCATGTCGCAAGGTAGACAATAATACATTCGGAATTTGGAGAACGGAATGATTACTACCAATGAATTTGGCGCACCCGATGCGTTTGTAAGGGCAGTAACAGATGATCTTTATAGCAAGGGAGAGGCTGATTTCAGTGTCACTGGATTGATCCAACCACCACAGATTGCACGGCTGAAGAAAGAACATGAGGACAAGCTAAGCTCTGACGTGAGAGACAGGGTCTGGATGCTGTTAGGCACTGCCGTACACAACACGCTAGAAAAATATGGAGAAGGCAATGTCGAGGAACGATACTTTGCTGACTGCAATGGCACCACGATCTCTGGAGCTATCGACCTAGAGAAGGATGGAAACATTACTGACTACAAGGTGACATCTACTTTCACTGTACAGAATGCATTAAAATCTGACTGGGAAGCTCAACTCAACATGTATGGTTGGCTCCTACGTAAGAACGGCACTGAACCAAAGTCTCTGACTGTCGTAGCGATATGTCGTGACTGGATGAAGTCACGTGCTGGTAAAAATAATTATCCAGTATCCATGATTGTTCCGATCAATGTCCCCCTGTGGCATCCAGAGAGAGTAGAAAGATATATAAGTCATAGGGTTAAATTGCACACTACAGAAGCGACACCCCCTTGCACTACCGAAGAGAGGTGGGCGCGTGGCGCTTTCAGTGTGACAGGAGGAAGAGGAAGGCCAAAGAGTTACGACACGTTGGCTGATGCGACTCATTTCATTAACCAACAGAGTTCAGGCAGTTACTCTATTGTTCCTGGGAATGCTCGTTATATACGATGTGAAGGATGGTGCGACGTTTCGGAGTTTTGTAAACAATGGCAAACGGAGGGAAACTAAAATGGCTAAGCCAACAGCTAAGGAGATCTGGGATAAATTATCCAAGATTGATGTAAGTAAGCACACTGAAGATCGTGGAGGATTAACGTACCTCAGTTGGGCATGGGCGTGGGGAATTATGATGGACCACTACCCTGACTTGGAGATGAAGTGGCAGGGCCAGTTAGATGAGAATGGAATAATGAGAGATGTCAATCTCTATCCTGGTGGTAGTGCGACGGTAAACTGTTCTGTCACCATTGGTGATGTGAAGAGGGAGATGTGGCTACCTGTTATGGATTTCAGGCACAAGGCCATCATTGGTCCTGATGCACGACAGGTATCAGATACTAAAATGCGTTGCTTTACCAAATGCTTTGCGATGTTTGGTTTGGGACATTACATCTATGCTGGTGAAGATGTACCCCAAGAAGATGACACGCCTACACCCAAAAAGTCTGCACCTAAAAAGCAACCGAAGCCGAAGATAGTATCAATAAAAAAATCTGATAAAAATTATATTGATGACTTGAAGGTTCTTGCCAATGACTTACACGAAAGAGGCTGGACCCCCGAAGGTGATACCAAGAAGGCAATCAAAGCTGTGGTTGCAAATGGCGATGAAGAGAAAGCAGTAATTTTAATCAAGAGTTTGAAGGAAGCAGGGAAGTTACTACTTGAAGTTAACGATACAAAGGCAGAGGAAGTTTAAATCATGGCACCTAATTACGATGAGTTACCGACAGTGACATTCGCAATTTTCAAGAACAAGTATGCAAAGTCCGACAGACATCCTTCTGAAGTTGGTGAGATAGAAATTACCAGAGAGTTCCTAAAGGAGATGACCAAGACTGCAAAGGCTACTGGAATAATTCCAAAACTAAAAGTAGCTATGTGGGAAATGGTATCCAAGCAGGGCTTGCAGTATAAGAATTTCAAACTAGAAATTAAACAATCTAGTGCAGGTGTCCCTAGCGTAGTAGAAGTTGTAGAGAAGAAAGAAGAGGAAGATGATGGTCTCCTCTTCTGAGGTTAACGACAAGGTGGCTCCCACTAGAAAGTCATTTCTCTTGAGGCTTACCCCTGAACTCTTGGAAGAGGTGAGGGGGTGGGCAGACAGGGGGAATATACCCATGAACTTATGGGTGACGAATGCCATCAGGGCCTACATCCACAATGGAATTCCATCGGATGATAAGGCCAGTAATCAAAAGTGGTGGGAAAAAGATAGAGATAGTTCAATAGTTTAAGAGGTGTTGGCCCCCAACTTTTGGTGAGTCGGGCTGGGTACAACTAAAAAGTGCAGGCTCACCACCTTGTCCACTCACCTCCAGTAAGGTAATAAAGATGATTGACTTAGAAAAATTAGCAAAGTGGGGCGCAATACTTTCTATATTATGGTTGGCGATGTGGATGTCCCATGTCTATACCGTGAAGATTATAAGAGAAGATATCGCTGAGCTTTACCTTGATGTCCATGAGGCGAGCGAAGAAGGGGGGCTGGAGATAGAGTCCAGTGGCAACCCACAACTAGATACATTAGCGTGGTGTCTAGCCCATACAAATATGATACCGTCCACTAGCCCATACAAATATGATACCGTCCAAGTGAGGATAAGATGCAAGTAAATAGAAGTAAACTATTGTTCAAAAATATTTTTAGATTGGCTGCAAGTGCTACAATTTGCATAGGGGTGGGGCTAAAGGTGGGAATCAAGTATGGATTTAAGCAAGGTATGTTTCGATGGCGTTCACGAAAGCATAAGGCGTTTCGTAATGGTAGGGGGCAGGGAATCCTTAACACAATGAGAAACAACGGTCATATCTAATCTCTAAGTACAGATCCAAGGGCGACCCCTACTAATATGTAGGGGATCGTTCCCCCCACCTTATTAAAGATACCTGGATTCGCTACACTCTTCCAAGCATCCGACTCTTCGTTCAAAGCAGTGATCTCCAATCGTAACGATGCGTTAAGTTTTTGGTCCATCGTCCATATTGAATCCAATATTTGTACCCTTTTCCACAAAAGTAGCTTATCCTCCTCCAATACGGCCACTTGTACCTGATATGCAGACACCTCTTTTTGGTGATTTAATTCTAAGGTATCTAAGAGCGAGGCTAAGCCACTTTGATTCTCCAGGCTAACACGAAGTGTAGTGAGGTTCTCGTTGAAGCTTAGGGATGATGTGAGGGCCTCGTTTTTTGCTGACTCCCTAATCTCTTCTAGAGAATCGTGAGCGTTATCCAAACTGTCCCTCAGTACGTCATAATACTTATAAGATTCTAGAAGTTCATCCTCAAGTCCTGACCTTTGCTCTTCTAATTCTTCAACCCTACCCTCTGCTACAAGCGCACGACTTCTCGCTTCAGAATTTTTATTAAAAATAATTCCTGAAAAAGATATCAGCGTAACTATTATCGCAGCGGGTAAAAAATAATTTCTGTACATTAGTTTAGTTCACATCTCCGTCAGTGACTGCGCTTATCTTCTCTACCAATGCTTCGCCCTCACCTTCTGCCAGCCTATAACATTTTCGCCTAGCAACAACTCCTGTCATGGATGTCTTCATGGCTGAGACCACTTCGACTTTCCCAGCCTTAATCATTCTCTTTAGCTGAGTCCTCACTGATTGAGCCGACACTTCTAGCTCCTCTACCAACTCAAGCACAGTTCTAGCCATCGAACTTTCTTCTGGTTCTGGTCCAAGGTCTCCGTGTCGCAATGCCTTCTGAAGCTCTAGCATTAATTCTGCCTGTGTTACGTTCATCAGTCCACCTCTATGGTTGTGGGACGTTCAGGTTTAAATAATACACTCTTCATGCTGTAGTCATCATTGTCGTCGATCTCAAACCAGACTAATCCAATATCGGCCAAGGACTCAGCGACACGATGGACGTACTCAGTTGCTAGTTGCCATGCAGGGAGAGCAACGAGCCGTGTCTTTACTTTGTGCATCCTTCCACTGTCTGCGAACTGGTGGAAGTGGCTACGAATTGCTATGTCGGGGGCCTCGTCTCCGTCCATCATGTAATTGAAAAATATATCTTGTGCCGCCCAGCGAATGTATGGACCCTTGGTATGAGCGCGCATCCCCATGCGTCCGTGATGTTTTATATGAAATCTGAGTGATCCAAACTTAAGCTCACGGGTATATGAAGTGACGGTACCTGTGTCTGGGTCTTCGACTACGGGCCATCTCTGCTCTTTAAGTGCCTTGCCCATTCCTTCTTCTAGCCCTCCTGCCCTTCCTACATGAGCAGACGTGCCTCTCAATATGTGCAGGGAGTTAGGCTTAAGAGCGAGAGGAACCCTAAGAGATTCTAACGCACAGCCTACGTGTACTCCCTCATGTGCCGTAGCAATCTGAGTCGTCCTGTGATGGTCCCCATCAACGGCATCTCCATTTAAAATTAAATGCAGTTTTGCTTTTTTATTCTTACGCTTGACAGATTTAATTTTATCCCAAGCCTTCTCCCAGTTATCCCAAAGCCATAGCTGTGCTTTGTTAGGTAGGTACAGCCCCCCATCGTCAAGCTCAATACCTTCTGGGGGGCATAGTCCTACTGTCGAACCACAGTGTAAATCTCCAAAGCAAACAACAATATGTTTCATATCAATTAGTCCCCCACCTTGCAGGCGCTGGTCTGCCTATCATGCCACGAACATCGACATGCGTGAATGTTTTGTACCTGCCTATACCTAGTTGCTCTTTGTATGGGCTACTCTCTAATAGATCAGCAACTTGCCTTGGTGTCCAGCCCACCTTAACAATGTCTGAAGCACCCAAGGTTAGGTGCATACTATTCGCTACACCACCGATAGCTTCATTGTATTCTGGGGAACGCCACCAACTATTCACTAAAACGCTGGCAACCTCCCCTTCGTTTCTTAACCACTGAAGGACATCTACAAGTTTGAGTGCATTACTGAGTAGGCCCAACGGAGGACTTGATAGTGATACACCAGAAGACTGACGTCCCACATCAGCTATCTCTAGTGGACTGAAGTTTGTTATACCATGAACTTGTAGCCGTGCGCCACAAACTCTAGTCCATTCATTTCTCGTCATGTTCCTTGAACTCTGCACTGTTATCTAATAAAGCTGGACGCTTAGGTTCCTTGATAGACTTCGCTATACCAGAGGCTACGGCTCCTACTTGAGGAGCTAAGTATTGGCTTACACGGGGTCCACCTGCCCATGCCACTAAGCCCACGCCCAAGCTACCAAGCAAAGTGTAGGCTGTCCCAGGAACTTCCCATACCGTAGAGTCAAGCACAATCAGTACGCCCGTAAACAACAATGCGCCCAGAAGGAAGGTACGGGCCGCACTTAAGTTACCCTTCTCATCTGTTAAAAGTTCTCTAATCATTTCCCACCCCATCTAATTAGTGATCTAGCACGTTTCTCGCCTTCAAGTAAACGATCCATGTCTTGAAGTATATAATTTCTATAATCTATTAAGCTCTGATAGTCATCTCTTCTATCGTCATCGCTGATGGATGCCCTTGGAAGATCAAACTCTCTGTCTCTACGCTCACGCCATTCCTTCATCTGGGTTTCCATCAAACGAATCTGACCCTTCTTCATAAGAAGTTCTCTGTGTTTATTTTCATAATCAATACCTTCTGCTCTGTCTTTCTCGTTGATAGAGTTTAGCGTTCCCACTACCGTGTCAAGCTCTTGTATTAATTCATAGAACTCTTGTTGCTTTCCTGCTCTGGTACGGGGGTCAATGAGTAGGTCTCCCAATATCGGTACATTGGCTACACCTGGCCCACCTATCATAGATTCCCAATCAAAGTCAACACCAGTGCCAACTATGTTTTCTGCCTCTGACCAATTCATAAGTGGATCAATCGGAATAGTGGGTATGACACCAGCCCTTGCAATTCTATCAGCCGCTGTTATTACATAGCCACCCATCGTTCCAAAGTATTGGCGTAGCATATATTCCATCTTCATCGGAGATGTTAGAAAGTCTACGTTATTTAATAATGGAATCATGTTAACAGTATCCGCAAGAGTACGAGCAGTGTTACTTGTAAACCGATTTCTCTGCTCATTCGGAGAGATACTATCATCCATAAATGGATCTACAATATAATCTTTTCGGTATTTATCATAGTTTCTCCAGGCACCTGCAAGGGGTGACACAAGCTGTGGACCACTAAGACTAAGTGAGGTGCTTATCTGTCTTTTTACTTCACCACTAGCATCTGCCATGTCATAGTCTTTCTCTAACATTGTCCTCATAATCTGCTCTGGAATTACCTTAAAGATCACGCCAACCTCAAAGGGTATAGGTATCTTTAGCCATGCATGATCGGACACTGGGAATAACCAGTTATCTGCTTTTACTTCATCTCTTAAATCCTGGTACTCATCGTCATCGTACATCATCCAGTACCACATCATTGTAGCGGCACTCAATACAAGTCCCCTTCCCAATATTTTTTGTCTGTTCTGTTCCCAGACAGGCATATTTTGAAATTCTTCTTTAGTCATTCCGTATCCTGCTATGCCTGGTATATCAGAAGATCCCAGCTTGGACTGAATTCCCCTCCAGATAACATCAAGTCCTTGCATCCTACCATTCATAAACGGTACGGTAGCCATGTAGGTACTGAGTGCAGGGTTGGCACCCCTACGACCATAGTTCATAATCTCAACAGCAGTATATTGAGCCAATGCATGATCACCTGTCTGCGCTAATACCCTATCATATACAGCTACTCTTGTAGCCACTTCAGATTGCTTGGCAATATTTCCAAGAAATGTCCATATTGCAGAGAACCCAGCCAAAGGATCACTCCAGTCTAGGTTAGCATTTTTAAGTTGCTTCCTCATTAGATTGCCATACTCTCCTGGCTCAGCAACAAAGTCGATCCCTATAGACAGCCCTTTTTCTTCCGCTCTTTTTTGTACGTTTGGATCTAATGCATTTTTTATTGAATCCAATACAAGAAGTGGTCCACCTCCGACAACCGTGCTTGCTTGCCATGAGTCTCTCAAAATATTTTTTATCTGGAATGGAGGCGTTCTTGTAACAGCTTCTCTTAGTAAGCTAGATGCACCAGTGAAGCCCTTGGCTACATACTCTCCTACCTGCATGCCACCAAACAAATCTTGAATCCGCTTCTTAGGATTAAAGCCTAACATCATCACGGACATTGCAAGCTGAGTGTCATCAAGTTGGTAGTGCTTGGCCACGCCACGTTCCATAATCCGAATAACATTATTATCTATATCTCCAGCCATGTCACTGAGAGAAACAAGCTTGGCTTCATTCAAGTCTACAGCATCTCTAGCTGTTCGTGCCGCAGCTACATTAATCATAGCATCTCTTACTAGGGCCTGAGTATTCTGCATAATATTATTCATTAGGTCAGCATTCACTGGCTTTAAACTGTCCGACAAAGCCCTTTCTATACTAACCCTCCCACGCTTAGCCATCTGTTGACCAGAGCCTACAGGAAATGATTCCATAGGATTGGTCTCACGATAGAAAGGTGTGTATGGCATAGCCAACCATTCGTCTCTCTGGTCTAAGGTGATCAGCCCCGTGTCAAATGCCATGCGTATATTCGCTCTATTGAACGCCTGATAGTTGTCCCAAAATTCTATAATGTGGGGTTCACTACTCTCCACGCTTGTGACAATCTCCTCCGCACTTTCAATAACAAGTCCCTCTCTGCCCTTCACTTTTGTTTCAGCCCACTTCCTCTGCTCACCCTCAACCTTTGGGTTGATATCATTGTATGCTTTCTCAAACATTTTAAGACGATCAACTAATTCTGAATCCTCATACTCAATCTTAAGACTGCCAGCATATGGTAATGGCCTAAGGAGATTTCTGGTTTCCTCTAATCGTTCCTTGGTCCACAATACTCGCTTTGCCATGCCATAAAGGGTGGCTGTTTGTTCGTCTATCGGCTTGGAAATAAAAGAAAATATATCTAACAATCCCTTAACGCGACCATCGCTATCATACTTTTCTGCTAGAATATCGTCATAGACAGGAGCAATATCGAACTGGCCTGATCCCGTTGCAAAACCTAAGTATGAAAGAGGCCCTCTCTTCATCATACCCCCCAACCAATTCACTGCGTTGTCTGCATTACGGAACATAACTATAGCTGATGTTTCTGCATCAACCATCGCCCTATTCTGTGCGGCTAATATCCTGTCAGTCTGCTCAACGAGCCATTGTCGTCGATCTAAAAACTGATACCTCATATTTGAAGTTGTTGTTTTGATATTTATATCTGTTTCCGCAACGTCATTTCCACCAAAATCATTCCCAGAGAGTACCCCACTACCCAGGCTTTTCCTAATATTATCTCCATCCACACCAGTGACTAAGCCTTCCTCTACGGCCCTGTCAACTATACTCTTTGTTCTCTGACTAATATCATGCTGTCTATTGAACATGTTCTGGTAGATACGAGGCATCGTATAATGTTCTACCCCATCCTTCATTCTTCTGTTCTTTAAGAATTCATCTAGCGCAACCCGACGCGCTTCAGGATCAGTAGACATGGTCCAGTTTTCACCATTCAGCAAAGGTATTGCATAAGGGTTTTCCGCCTGAACATCTTTGATCGCCTCCCGTATATTGGATATTGCCTTAAACTCATCCACCTTACCAGAAGACTCTTGAAGTTCGGTACGTCTCTCCGAAATTTTACTAGCAATTTTTTTCACTTCGATATCTTCTGCCGCGAACATCTCATCACTCTTTGCGGCATCCCGTAAGGCTATTGCTTTAATCAACTGATCTACTTCGTCTGGGTCTGCGTAACGTAAAATCCCTTGACTTCTAATTTCATCTTCATCAGTAAACTCTGTCTCACCCTGATAGCCAGCACCTCGCTGACCAGTTCGACCAGACTCTATGTTGTTAAATGCCTGCATCATATCCGTGATCTCTGAATCTTTTGCCGAATCAATAATCCCTTCAAACATACCCTGAAGAAACCCTTTGGTCTTGCGTATTCGACCGTTTATTGTGGCATCAGGCACCTTGTTCTGGGTAATTGCTACTACCAATTCCACAATCATCTCTCTTTCTATATCTACTTCATTCAGATTGGTATCCTTCTGGTCATATACTTCTTTCTCAAACCAGGTAAGGCCCATCTCGTGTGCCTTTTGGTCAACCTGTTCAGGTACAACATTATTTTTACCATACTTTATAAATGCGTTTAGCTCAGCATCATAAAAGTGATCCCTAATAATCAATGCATGAACCCCTTCGTGCATTGCAGATTCTTGTATCAATGCTTGGGTTGATACCATATTGTCTGGATCAATAGCAGCAAGATTTATTATAATTCTATTTGAAGCAGAGTCGTATGCAGCTAATTGGGTTTCAGGTAGCATCTCACCCCTGATGTGAACCTCAGCTATTCCTGTAAATAGACCATCCCAATTATCTACAAATTCTACAGCCATATTACCTGGAATACGCATCTTGCTAAGTGTGGCAAGAGCCATCTTTTTCATTTTTTCAAAGCGATTCTGTGTAGTATTTAAAAATTCTTTGCGTAAATTATTACTTCTTTGTCTTAACGAGGATGGTATAGCTCCATTTGCTAATAAGGCAGTAATGATTTCTGATCCTGCAGAAGTCTTAAGTCCAAGGACTAGATCAGTCTGATATTTTCCTACTTTCTTTAGCCTTGCTCCTATTGTTTCGAGAACTCCCGCATCTGCTAACTCTCTAAGTCCAAATTCAGATGTAATATGGGCTGCATATTTTTTTCCATATTCTTTTACGGTCAGTGTATTTCCTGGATGCTCTATATTGTAGTTATCTGTAAGCGTCTGAAGCGCTTCTTGAAGTTGATCCTGCAGAAGCATGGTATCAACCAGTTCCTGGTTGCTTTCAGATTCATATATATCTTTTTGTATATCTTCTCTAGACCGAGTCTCCGTTTCCATATATGGATTATCTGTGTAATCACCAGTCATCGCATCAAGCGTTTCTTCACTGGGTCTAACTCGCTCATTGCCCCTGAAATCACTCTCTATTCTAACATTCTCTTTATCAAATTTATTGCCACCTGCGTCTATCCGCTTTTGTCGCTGCCGTTGCAATGCTAGGGTTAACGTCCCGTACTGGACTCTCTGTAGTTCTCGTAACGCTATGTTATTCACTACATCTTCTACGATAACCGTATCACCTACCTGCGTTCCCACCGCCAAATCTTCGGTACGTAGCTTTGTATGCCCTTTTTCGTGAGCAACAAGAAAGGCAACGAAATCATTAAATGACCTAAGGGCTGTATGCCTCTGCACTGGATTCAACTTTCTAAGCCATGTACCAGCATACGTTGACTCCTCGAAAGTTTCCCCAAGCCTTTCACTGGGATCTTTTTGTGCGTCCTTTGAACCCATAAGCCTTATAAGCTCTGGGTTTTCCCGTGCTTTACGGAAATTTTTTTCCATAATATCTATATTAAGAATAATAGCTGATCCCCGACCTTTCTGTGGACCCTCTTTCCTAGTTGAGTAACCTGTATTATAACCAAGAGCATCGTCCATAACTGGATTGTTTTCTAGAATAAATACAGGAGTATTGATTTCAGGAAACATTATTTTAAAAAGTTTTTCGTATTTTTTCTGTAGTCTGTAAGTCTTAGCTGTTACTATTACGTCAAGAACCGCCTCACTATCAAAGCTAGTACCATTTTCGCTGTCCTTTGTAAACTTACCATCTTTGAGTACTGCATCCTGGATAGCAAACTTAGTTGGATGTCCTACTGTATTCAGTATCTGTTCTTTGTACTCCGTAAGTTGCTCTGGTGTAACATCTTCTTCGACAGGAGATATTATATCAGCATCTTCCCATGGAAAGTATGTATAACCCAAAGATGCCAGTATACCAGCTGTTACCCTTGAGGATGGGAGTTGGCTTTGGGCTTCTAGTAGCATTTCTTTAATTAATGCCTCCATGTCTTCTTCGGATTTTGGGTCTAACCCACCCTCATTTATAGTATCTTTTAATTGGCCTACAAGACCCTGAGTAAGATACTGGGAGACCCTAAATAACTGCTCGTATCTAGGCTGCGTACCAATAACTTTGTTAGCAGTTGCCTTATTGGGTTCATCCACCAGGGCCTCAAACCATGGAGCAAGAAGACGCTCATCCCAAGGCATTAACCCGTCCATATCCAAAGTAAGAAGTCCAGTTCTAGCTAGTTCTCTTCTAACTTCTACCATTTTCTCCGCCTTCTCAAACCAACGAAGATAGTCTATATCATCTTCAAATAATTGAAAAGACGCCCAATGCTCATGGTTATTAATCCGCAAATCGAAAGAATCTTCATCTGCGGGCTTGCCTGTATCTAGTGCAAAATTTACTGCATCATGGTCTGCTACGTACACATTAGCAGTAGCCTTATTTGATTCACCTGTTTCGGAATCAATGAGTACACGATACCCAAGCCGACGCAGGGCAACCCTAACCCCTGAAGGCATATTTTTATCTATATGAAAAACTGGAAATTCATTAAACTCTTTACGCTTATCCACCTTCTTGTCTTGCTCTGCTTGCTTTGCTTGCTCTGCCTTTTTCCTAGAATTCCATAGCATTTCTATCAACTGGTTATAGCCCACAGGTCCAGATGACTCTTTAGTATTAGGATTAAAACTATCAGGCTCCATAGTCAATATAGCATCCAGAGTATCAGCCGCTTTCGACTGGGACGTCGTTTCGATATTACCGTCCTCATTTACCTTAAGATCATAAATTGTTGATGCTACCGCGAGTGAATCATCCGATGCAAATTCATTTGTCGGATTCGAAAAAGCGATATTAATTCCTGCCAACTCTTTGGCTTTTTTGCTACCATCTGTGTTCTGTATAGCAGTAAGAATCTCTCTATTTAAAGTTCCTTCCTTATACTCAGAATGTTCACTCAGTAGAGTATAGTTGACACCAGTAGTTTGGGTAACACCTTTCCTTAACATCTCCAAGGATGGGCTTTCGTTATAGATACCATCAATCACCACATAAACAGACTTACCTTTCGATTTAATATTAACAATATCGCCAGTCTCAAATTTTGCATCCTTGTTGGAGACGACAAAGTCTCCGCCCTCTAATCCCACCCCTGTAGGGGGGTCAATGAATTTGGTAATAACCTCAGCGTCTATAAGATTTTGTACAGTTTTATTTTTTTGTGCGTCCTCTAACCTTCGTGAGATTTCTACATTTTGAGCTATCGACTTATCAAAACCTTCATCAGTGTCTAATCGACTAGAAACCTTCGTTGTCGTAATGGTAGCGGAATTCCCCTTGCCATCTGAGTATTTTACAACCTGCATATAGCTTTCATCACTGCGATATGGTTGACGTACCTGCACTCTAGTAACATCTAGACTATTTATTGCCTCTATATCTTCTGTAGACGCATCTCTTAAAATGGGATTGTCTGCTGTTCCTGGATCGCCCAATGCTGTTGCCGTTGAGACATTAGGTTCAGAGGACTGCTTCTCTTTCATCTTATCAAAATTCTTCTCCTTGCCAGGAGTATCCTTTGCGTGAGCTATAACACCTGTTTCGATAAGAGTAGCCAAGGCTTCGTCAAACATGACGGGATCAAAACTATTTTGTAATTTATTTTCTACTTGCTTATAAATACTTTTAATTGAACCTTCTTGTCCCTTTTTTTTCTTATATTCTGGACGCATTACAATCTTAGTTATTTCATTCAGGTGACTTTGTGATTCTTTGGTCTGATAAAAATCAGGCAAGTACAAAGGTTCGGAGCTATATACATTTCCTTCCTTAGGATTTATACGATGGGAAGGAAGATTCAAAAGGCGTGAGTACATTAATAGACGTTGTGCAGGACCTGCAGCCTCCCAGCTTAAGGCACCAGTCATATCAGTAAGAAGTTTTTTAAATGGTCTACTCTCTACACCTACCCCAAGACTTCTTTCTAGCTTTGCCCCAATGTTGCCCCTCACGGCTTTTTTAGGATCACCATCAAAGGTTCCTCTAAGAAAAATATTTTTGCTTTTTAATAATTGTTCAATATCTTTTGCTGTTACTAAGAAACGTATCTCTTCATTTAGTATGGCTACTTCTTGCGTGGACTTTTCCCATGCTGCATGTTTATCCATAAACTCAGCTGGACTCTCATAATCATCCAGTTTGGGTTCAGGGCCAATTTTGCTATATACACTTATAGCTTCATTAAGCCAGCGACCAATGTAATGTGGGCTGCTCTGTTCTTGTGAATATCCTAATGAAGTTACCATCTCTATTAAGGTATCGTTCAGGTTTTTATTTTCTGATATCTTGGCCTTAGAATTGTTTTTAAGGACACGTTGTTTTAGTATTTTTGCTATTGCCGTTTGAGCAGCCTGTCGTGCTTTTAGTTTAACCTCAATAAAATTTTCAACATGTTCTACTGTTGGGTTTAAGTTAGGTGTCCCTGCCTGATTTGTATCATTACCTATTCGGTTTACCTGCCAATCAGCTATATCAGCCGCAGCTTTCACGGTCATTCTTTCATCTATAGCCTGCTTAGCTTTCAGCGGGTCTGAGTTAAGCAGCCTTGCAATTCTTTCAAGATTTGTAGCAGAAATAATTTTTTCTGGACGTTTGTGTTCTGCAGTCAGACTCGGTACTAAATCAAGTTTTGCCTTAGTAAGTTGGTCGGTACTATAATTTTTAAGTTTGCCAAGCTTTTTGTTTAATTCTTTTTGATACTCCGTATCTTTTAGAATAGATCTATTGTGAGCAGATTTTGTGATCTTTATCATATTATCTAGCCATGTATCAAGCTGCCTATTTTGAGACTCAGGTTTTCCAACAAATCCTAAGCGAGCTATTGCTGACTCTCTGCGTAGATAGCTATCCTTTCCACTTAACATACCCTGCATCATCTCAAGTCTGGCTATCAAACTTTCAGTAAGTGCGAGATTATGTTTTTGTGTTTCTATATCTATTAGGTTAGCGAGCTTGCCTTTTCGTGTCCCTACTAGATCGTTAATCGTTGGATCGGAGGACGGTAAAGGATACTGTTTGTCAACGTCAGCGTATAAAATCTGTAGCTCTTTTAACTGTTTAGTAGTTTCCTTAATTTTTTCATTGTTCTTCACGTCTTCGAATTTTCTGTCATCGACTAGTGTTGATTCTAAACCATCTGGTCCTCCAAAGATTACGTCTCCTACATCAGACATGGTATAACTTGCCGCATCAGAAGAGGCTAAGGTTTCATCAACATGTTGCTTCTTGTCATCTAGAATACCTAAAGTTACCTTATCGGAGCCTGGTCCTTGGTGTACACCTAATATTTCTGCGAATCTAAACAAACCTCTTCTACCATAATTCCCACCCCGAAATGCCTCTAAGATCTTAGTAATCATTGATTGATCTTCAGGCTCACCTTTCTTAATCTGACCCAGATCGCCTACAGCTTGTTTTAATTCATCAGGGGTCCCTTGGAGAGGGGTCCCTTGGAGATTTGATTCTTCTCCCCTATAGTCTGTGTATTCGGAATTATTGCTTACACCACCTTGATTATTCCAACCCTGACCAGCTGCCCTCAAGTATTTATTTATTCCTGATATTCTTTTATTCTGTAGCTCTTTTATTTTTTTAACTGCATTTCTATTTTTCAACTCCTCTGAATCTGATCCAGAAAAGCCTCCTTGTAAATTACTTACTAAAGCTTCGGTTTGTTCTATAACCCTAGCCCTATATTGTTCTACATCTTCTATAGAAAGACTACCATTTGTCATAACTCCATCCGATCCTAGAGAAGGCCCTCCTCCAATACCCCTCATCCAAGATCTTATTTTTTCTGCCACCTTTTCATCTACACCATATTTATTAATAATATCTGGTATCTCGTTAAGCATGAGACCATCGTTCAGTGCCTCCAACATCTCTCTACCCTCTGGGGTACGGTAAAAAGCAGCATCTCCCTTCCTCACTTCTTTGGAGGCTTCTTGAATGGCTTGGCTTAGATGATAGGATTGGTTGGGCGCCCCTGAACCGAATAGCATATGGGTTGCTACATCAGCTATACCACCAACTACGCCACCAACCTTAGCATCTTCCATCATGGCTCGACCCAGATTATCAAGGGCATTGGGGTCGTATAAACCTCTTGCCGTTACCGACTGAAGACCTTGCGCCATCCCTTCTTGCATACCTTCAAGTGCAGTAGAGCTAAGGGCGCTACGTGTCCTCTCAGCCCATGAGCCAGGCTTGGTTGGAATTATATTAGTAAGCAGTCTGTTCGCACTTTTAACAGATCCAATCTTGGCAAGTTTTTGTGGCAATAATATTTCAGTAAAACCAAGCGCACCACCTATAACATGTGCCATTGTTTCTTTATACCAAGGTATATTTTCACCAGTGCGTTCTTCGTATTCAGCTATACGTCGTGTTTGATCACTGATACCTAGACTGACCGCAGAACCCATACCCAGGAGCCTGCCTGTTTTTCCAGGAATCTTAGAAAGAGCAGTTAAGCCTGCTACCTGACCAAGGCCCGTACCAACATTAGGAAGAAAGGCATCGGCATATACAGGATTTCTTTTTCTTGCACGGGCCGCAGAGATTTCCCTTATACGTTTTTCTATGGGAAGATCTCCGAATGGAGTTAAGACACCAAGTATTGACTCAGCAGCAGATGTTCCCAAGTCCATTGCGCCACCTGGAATAGCCCTAATAGCCTCAAGGGCTGAGCCTCCCAGGGTTGCCTTCCGTAATCGGGCTGCCTGTGCAGCAATAGCATCGGGATCAGTGTAGTCTATAGTAGAAGAAGTGTAGTCTATAGTAGGAGATAAATTATTACCCGTACGACTAAGCTGGTTATAGTACGTATTCGTTTCGGGGGTAAGCACCCACCTACCATCAGGTAACTGTTTCCATCTAGGCATAAAAATTTACCCTTATTTTAACTATGGACCAAAGTAACCTGAGTTATCAATCGTCTGGGCTGCATCGTCACTGAACTGGTTCTGTGATTGGATACTATTTGCAAACTTATTTCTCTGTTCATCAACAAACGCCTCCCGCTGTCCCTCTGGCAAGGCAGCTGCTTGCTTATAAATCATTGCCATATAGCTAGGAAAGTCAGTTACTTTAGTTCTGTTTGCCTGATCTATCAGGTGGGTCATGTATTTTGCTTGAGGGTTTGCGCTAATCTGTGCTGCATCTATCTGCGCTTGTGACTGTATGCGCTGCCTGTCAAGAGCAGCCACATCTCTTTGGTAATCCTCCATGGCCTTTATCTTCAGAGGATCGGTGATGTCCCTAGATCTAGATCTTGCTGTGGCAGCCTCAAGAGGTAATTGGTCAAATCCGAAGCCTCTATCTGCCATTGCATATGATGCATCTATATTGCCTTCATCGCGAGTACGTTGTCCCAGGCCAAGCACTCTCTGTTTCTCTATTTCATTTATCATTGATCTTGCACCACCACCCAGAATCGAACTAGCGGCAGCACCTGCAAGCGATGCTAGTCCTTCCCCACGATTACGATCTAAGTTAACGCGCCCTGCTATGGCCTCTGCACGACCACCCATTTCTTTTGACATTTTCTTATTGAACTTTCGTAGTGCTTCTTCTTCGGGTGTTTCTTTTTCCTTCCAGTCCTGAAAACCCGATATAAGACCCAGCCTACTCATGGCCTGATCCCCAAGAGAATTTGTGCTTTTTCGTAGATCCGTTCGGAGGGCTTCGCTTCCCGTAGCGTTTGTCTCATTTGATTTCCATTGCCCAGGATTATTAGGGTCAAAGCCGAAGGGTGTATAGTTGATATCGTCCTCTCCAGAGAACGCGCCTGCAAGCCCTCTTGTAAGTTGGCCTGCCCCGACTGTACCAGCAATTCCCCAGTTCCTGTATTTCTTATAACCTTTTGTTGCTGCCGCTTCAAGCGCTTCTTTTATTTTGACATTTGCTGCCAGGGCCTCGTTTGATCCTGTTTTCCACTTGGGAATCGGACCAGTCATTCTCTGTGCAAGTCTTGATCCTGTACCCGTTCCTCTTGCCAAATTAACTACACCAGCTGCGCCCCCAGCTTTGCGGACCGCGTTTATAGCTTGTATCCCTTTCAAGCCACCACGTATGCCACCACTAACAAACCCAACCCCAGGAACGAACATTAGTCCTGTTGCCACAGCATTGGCTGCAGACCTAAATGGATGTTCTTTCATCTCGTCCCAATTACCTGCTCCAAAAGCAAGTTGCATCGCCAAATTGTTTTTTTCTTCCAAGTCTGGATTGAATTTCGCCAGTTCTGAACCTTTGGTGTTGTATCTGTGTACCATGTCCTGTATCTGTGTAGGAGAGTATGCACCTTTACTAAATTCTGAACCGAAAATTGGCATATGTTCAGCCATTGATCGTAGTGATTCATTATAATCATATGAGGGAGCAACTTCCTCTCCATTAGCATAGCCTGGCACCATACCACCCTGCTGAAGTCCAACTATCCCACCGCTTGCCATAGCTTGTGCAGGACCTGGAGCCTGTGGAGCCATACCTTGTGGAGCCATACCTTCCTGTGGCATACCTTCCTGTGGCATACCTTCCTGTGGCATAGATTCACCCTGTTCAGATAATGATCTTAGTCCTTGAAACTGCTGATTAAATTCTTCGGCAACACGAGGAGCAACAGGACCAGGAGTCGGCTGAGCTGATTTTGCTGCAGCATCCGCAGCACCCCTAAAATGTAAACGACTAGACATTTCTGGAAGAGAAATTGCTTGAGGTATATGCATTCCAGGGATAATATCTGGATTATTATATATCTCATTTAATCTTCCATCGTCAGCAGCCCTTACAATACCTTCTAGCTCGTCTACTGTCATTCCTGTTTTTGAATCTCCAATGGGCATTATTTAGCTCCTTGTGGATACTGTTGCTGATTTCGGAATTGATTATAAGCTCCTAATGAACCAACACCAGTCGCGAGCAGGCTTTGATTTTGTGTTGCCGATGGAGAATGTACACTCTGAACCGTAGAACTCTGATAAGGTAATTGATTGTATGCATTCTGCGTCCAATTAATATTTTGTCTTTCCTGGTTCATGGCATTTTGACGGTCTTGTTCTTGCATAGTTAAAGATTTTTGTTGCTGACTCTGTCTGTCCTGTCCAATACTTCGCAGGTCTCCGAACCTCTGTCTTTGCTGATTTTGTTGATTACTACCTAATTGCATCTGATTTTGACCTACCTGATTTTGTAACTGTTGTGCTTGCAATGCATTTTGCTGTCCAGTTTGTTGGGCGCTTCTATCACCTTGGAATGCCTGTTGTGCAGATTGGAATGCATCTTGCTGTCCTTGCCCAATAATATTGGAAGCTTGTTGATTGACATCCTGATTTATCTGTGCCTGTTGAACACCCTGCCTCATGCCTCCAAGGTTTCCTGAACCAGCCGCTTGCGAACCAAGATTTTGTCCTGATACCTGCTGAAACTCTCTTAGTTGGTCTAGCTGGGGATCGGTAACACCCTTAGTATACTGAGACATATATCCTGACAAATCGGCTGTATTCTGTTGCATCGGATTAGACATCTGATTGCCTATGTTCTGTGCTTGTTGATTAACATTTTGAAAAGTAGTTGATGCCTGTCCTGTCCCACTAGGGCCTGGACCCATAGAGTATTGCTCTTGTGCAAGATTAGCTGTTTGGGTAGCTGCATCTGTGCCAGCAATTCTTTGATTGGGAGAAGGCTGATACTGCCTTTGGCTCTCCGTTGTAATCCTGTCTGTTAAATTTGCCTGCTGTTGGGCGATTGCTGGATTAACAGTATGACTTGTAACTCGCGCGCTTCCTGGAGCAACTTGGTCTCCCTCAGCATAGCCTCGTATAAGGCTTCTAATACCACCACCATGAGCAGATCTTTGCAACTTTCTTTTTAGGTATTGTCCAATGTTTCTCACCGACCCTCTTGGAGAGTAACCTTCTCTTCCACCAGGAACCATTCCTGATATAAGATTTCCTATTCCAGAACCCACCAGACTATCTAAATAGTCCTGATCACTTCTGCCTCCTTCCAACTCTGGCATACCCAAAGGATGCCCATCTGCATCATTGTACATACTGCCAAAATAGCCTTCAGGCATTGTTCCAGGAAGCATATCCGCTAAAGCGTCTACAATCATTGGAGATGCCATTGATGGATATAGTGTAGGGCTAGCTGCGTGTAGTACGGCTTTCATCAATGGATTGCGTGGATCACCTTGTGGGGTTTTGTTAGCTACTCTTCCAAGCATACCCTTTCTAGGATCAACCAGATCCATAAATCTATCAAGACGATATGTCTCTTTATCTTCAGGAATAGTAGGCGTTATTCCCTTTTCCCTAAGACGATCATGGAAATTGGGATCTCTTTGCTTTTTCGCAACAAAACTACCATTAGCATAACCTGGATAATATTTTTTATTAGGCATTTTTGACTCTTCCTATATCCATATGTTTTCTTGTTGCATTCCACATTTGTGGCCCCTTTGCTTTTGGATTTCTTTTGGCAACATAATTTACAGCCGCCTTTAAGTTTGTAATGTTTTCTGCTGTATCTTCCTTATCAAGTATATACTCATGTGGAGCAACAACGGCACCCATGGGAATTTTACCACCCTTGGCTAAAGATCTTTCAAGTCCTGCTGATATCCCCGTGTCTGAAGAAGGCAGTACCGCAGCAGCCCTATCGTCAACTCTACCACTAGACTCAGGCATGCCATCATTGAATGGTGGAATATATCCCTCCCTAACTACTGGCGGTCCACCACCTTGCTGTTGTCGCTCTGCACGAATCTCATTAGCAACTTCCTCAATAAGGCCAGGATATGTTGCATTGATTTCTGATAGCACTTTCTCGACATTTACCTGGGCTGATGATAGCTCTCCATTTAATGCTTTCTTTACAATACTTCTAATCTGTTGAGGAGGTTCTCTCAATGCAAGTTCTCCACCCTCAGCCTTACCAAATCCAGCTATAAATTTTTGCTGCTGCTCAGATAAGGCACTTTGATCCTGTGGTTTCATTGGATTTAATCCAACTGGATTTACTGCACCCTCACCTGTAGTCCTAGATCTTTCAGGATCATACCCAGCGACATAATCTTGATGATCTGCTACCGCTCCTGCGTTACCTACTGGAACCGCTGGAGCCGCTGGAACCGCTGGAGCCGTTGGAGCCGCTGGAACCGCTGGAGCCGTTGTGAATTTACTTTCAATATACTGTTTGGTAGGATCTTCAGTAGGACTTAAAGTAGTTTGATCTACAAATCCTTCTGGGCGTTCACCGCCATCATCTAAACCATGAGTTGGATCTGCACCAACTGGATGTTCAAGTGCGGGATCTGGTTTTTGTTGCTGTTTACGCATTTCTTCTGCTATTAGTTTGTTTCGTTTATCAATCTGTGCTTGTGTAGGATTGTCTCCAAGGGGCGGTCCGTAAGGATTTTCTACTTGATTATTTGATGCTGCAGCCGCCAGCCTTTGTGCTTCGTTCACTGCCTCTGCTGCGGCCTCTGCTGCTGCTGCTGAGGATGCGTCGGTTGAAGCGTCGCCTCCCGTAAGGCTAGGATCTGGTGGTAACTGCCACGGTTCTGGCGCATAGTTGGCTGCTGTATTCGGAACAGCCGATCTGACTTGATCTATTACTGGCTCATCGCCTCCCGTAAGGCTAGGATCTGGTGGTAACTGCCACGGTGCCACTGGAGGTGGAGGTGTATAAATCTGTTCTGGTTCAGGCTCGCCTTCTGCTCCAGGATCTGCTGGTGGCTGCCACGGTGCCACTGGAGGAGGAGGAGGAGGACGCAGTGCGGCTATCGTTGCAGGCAACGCAGGCTCTATATCCTCAATATACTCATCGCCTCCATCATCTTCAACAAAGTCGGCCAATCCACGAGGAGGCGGAGGTGGAGCAACAATTCTTGGAGGAAGTGCAGGCTCCACGTTCTCTGGAGGTGCTTCTATAGGTGTTGGAGCTATTGGTGGAGGAGGTGCAACGATCCTTGGAGGAGCTACAGGTTCCACGTTTTCTGGAGGTGCCTCTACAGGTGCTGGACGACGAGGTGCAGCGGCTGCTGTATTCGGAACAACATCTCTAACCTGATCTATTATTGGCTGATCGCCTCCTGATCCAGGATCTGGTGGTAACTGCCACTGTTCTGGCTTTGGTTGTTTGGATGCCTTTTTTTTCTTTGATTTTTTAGATGCTTTTTTTTTCTTCGACTGCTTAGTCACTTTTTTTTTTCGTTGGGGGGGGCGATAGTAAGTTGGTTCATCGTATTCATCTCCATATTCTCCGCCATTTTCATATCCTGAAAGATAGCCACCATTAGCTAACCCTTCCATAGAATTACCCTGGGCATTTCCTATATACCGTCCATCCTTCCAGTTGGCAGGATTAGCTGAGCCACCTACGACAGCCGAAGAAGTATTATCAAATATAGCTTGATTGCCTTGTGCCTGAGGAGTACCCTCATTCTTGTCCATCAACTGTCCCAGCATAGGAGCAGCAAGCCCTAAAATTTTTGGATCTGAATATGCTTCGATTGAGTCATCTACTCCCTCGCCAAGCCCACGGCCAACATTACTGGCTAACGATTTTAATTTATCGAATCCCGTTAACTTGTCGTATCCAGCTAAATTCTTAAAATCTTTGAAACCCCCCAAGCCACCTTTGAAAATATTAGAAGTACCTATACCCCCCAGGCCACCTGCTAAGGCTGATTTAAAGAAATTCTTTGTCCTGCTACCCCCCTCCCCTGGGTCGGAAAAAAGACTTGCAATTCCACCAACGCCCGCACCTAATGCTGGATGGATTCCCCCTGCTACAGTTGCTAGAGCTTTCCCTAAGAAACCTCCTACCCCATAACCTGGAATGGCTCCACCATAGCTACGACTTAATAGCTGTGTATACATCTGATACTTCATTTGATCAGGCGCATCAGACTGCATAATCATATTATATATTTCTATTTCTTCTGGATCTAATTGATCCATCGTCCTAAGTACAGGAGAACGCTCGCCTTGCGCTTCCATCATTCCAGGGTCCATATCCTCAAAAATCAAATCTTGTAGTACGGGAGGATACTCCCTTTCCATCATTCCAGGGTCCATGTCTTCAAAAATCAAATCTTGTAGTACGGGAGGATACTCCCTTTCCATCATTCCAGGGTCCATATCCTCAAAAATCAAATCTTGTAGTACGGGAGGATACTCAGAAGATGACATGGCACCAGATATAGGATCTTCTGCTAGTGAATCTAGATTTGACAGAGGATTCCCAGGATCAAAATCAAGACCAGCCAATGGATCGTTGGTCTCTCCAAATTCTAAGCTATTTCTAAGTGCCATATCAGCTAGTATGTCTTCTCTGCTTTGTGGTGCGTCAGGCGACATCATAAGTCCAGCAAGTGGGTCGGGCATCTCTCTTTCTCTAAGAGCCTCTTGAATCATTGCATCGTTAGTGAATGATCCTGGAACACCATGGTCTCCCCCAACTCTCCAAGTATAAGGGTCTTCCATTTCTTCACGAATACTTTTAGCTGGTGGTTCAAGTTCGCTCCGTTGAGCATGAGTCAAGCTGTTCCATATATCCTCAGTAACACCCTGTTCTTTAACCCAAGCGGGTGCTGAACCGCCCTTTAGATTCCGTGCTTCTAGTTCTGCCCCTCTCCGTCTGGATTCCATCTCCCGTGCTTTCTCTGCGCCTGACAGTTGCTCAGGAGAATGGCCTAAGTCCTCGAAATGGGATTCCCTGGCAAGCGAATCCATAGGATCAAGCGCGGCAGCAACGGCCTCAACAACAGCAGGAAGGGGAGCTTCAGGTCGTGGCCTACCTTCTGGACCAAAGTTTAAATAATCCATACTTTTTTGGTACTGTTCTTCTGTAACACCTCCCTCTTCAGGGGACAAACCTCGCATCCGCATCAACTGTCTTCGATTATCCTCTTTTCCAGTCACAGGATTCACATATGTGGGGTCTTGTTTGAACGTCCCCAACTGTGCCTCTCTGATGGCCGACATGTTTGGCCCAGGATTACCTCTTTGTTCGCGGGGTAGGTTTGGATCGCTTAAATCTAAGACGTGTGCTGGATCTCCGACACGGACTGTAGGCGGTGGGGCTTCCTGAACATTGGGATTCTGTCTTCTTCTATCTGCCCAGTCTGCATCCATTAACGCCTTAAGTTTTTTAGCTTTTATTTCTTCCCCACTCAGGGTCATAACATCCTTAAAACGATCCAACCAAGATCCACCTTCTGCTAATCCAACTATTCCGCCACGACGATATCTGTTTCTATAATCCATAATTAACTAGTCTCCACTCCAAATAAGCTAAATGCTATTTCGTCTGCTGCTGAGGACCTTACCGTTATAACGTCCCCATCACTTAAAGTTATCCCAATGATTATAAATATTGAATCGTTGGCGGCCATGACCTTTCCATAATAAATATAATGTTCATTTTCTACAGTCGCACCCAGAGGACGCACCGCCACCCGAAGGTTGGGCGTATTCCCTGTGAGGTTGCAGGCAACAAGTGAACTCACTGTAGTTACTGTATTTTCAGGTACAGTATATAGGTCTGCATTGTTTGTATCTGCAGGTGCCACTTGTCCCAGTACCTTTAATGTATCAGCCATTACTAGCTCCTAGCAATAAGAACTGATATTTTCGTAATGACAAGGAGCTATCTTTATCCTCTTGAGTTTTTATAGAATGTATATCACTAGATACATCTTCAAAGTTTTGTTCAACCATCTTTCTAAATATAGACTCTTCTTCCTTTTGGTACATAGGTGGTGGCGGTAAAGTTAAAGATCTATAGTTTTTTAATGCCATTATCTTCTACTATCCGTCCTTCCATCAAACCTTACAAAACCTACACGCCATCCATATCCAAGCCCATCACTGTGAACTTTCATGGATATCTGTCTAGCCCTAGCGCGTATAAAAGATTGTGTAGTACTCGACGTAAACGCAGAAGATGCAATAGAAGATTGTGTATCTGCTGGAAAATCGTGGCCATTAATGCTGATAGTAACTTCGTCAGATATATCAGCATTTGTAAAATAAATATCAGGTATTATTCTATGTATAGACCAAGTTTTATCTCCTTCTCCTAAATCTATATCTCCTGTTTCTATGTATGCTGTCATGGCGGAACCGTCATCGTCATGGCCGTTTTCATGGCTGTATATAACATTTTCATTTATAATTTTTATAGTACCACCACCACCAGTAGCGGCAGTCGCAGTATCTGCTATTGTAATTGTATATGTATCAGAGTCAGTTACTGAAACCACATCGTGTTGGCTATTCAGCAGAACTGCTTCTAATCCTCCCGTAGCTGAAGCACCACTCATAATTATAGTATTACCAACAGCCAGGCCGTGATCTGTACTAGAAATAGATACATTACTTGTGGCGCTTGTATTAGTAGTTATCGGATTTTGATCTAAACTTTTACTAATTATAGATGAAGCTAAGGGATAGGTTTTTGTATCTGCTTGACTCCAGACTCCACGAACAAGGGTTCCTGTATACCAGATCTGATCTTCATAGTTATAGATTACATATCTATCATTCTCTCCGCTGCCAGAAGCAGACGGGTAAAACCATATTACTTCAGAAAAATCTGGGTTAGATCCAGATGCAACCTTATGAGACTGACTTGAATCAAAGTTATCAAAGATAGTTGTCAACACGGGACATTCTAGTTTTTCAACAGAACCTGTATACATATAAAAAGATCCTCTGTCCATAAAAAATACTCTGCCATTTGCATTAACTGCAGCGTTTGGGGATATCATAGACATTCCCCTGGCTATTTCAGTAAATGAAAAGAAAAAAGGACTTCCTACGTATCTCATACTAACTATACCTGCATCAGTCCATATCAATACTTCCTGCTTTGTAGATAATCCCCCTATAATTTCAGAACCAAGAGACAGTTCCTGACCACCAGCACTATTTGTAGAAAGTGCTGCCCATGTTCCTACTGCTTCAGAGCTAGACCATCTTACATTCATAGGATTTATAACAGTAGAATTAACGCCTGTAGAACCAAGAGCTATAACATGTCGGCCTATTTGGGACATCAATACTTGATACGCGCCAGCTGGAGGATAGTAAGTTCCTGCCTTATAAGAAGCTCCTACCGAAGAGCCTCCACCAGTTGCAGTACTTGAAGCATTAGCCCCACCAACATCAGCAGTAAACTGCGCTCTATTGATTATAGAAGTGACTGTAACCTCAACATTTAATCTTGCTGCTGATACTCCGCCAACAGCCCCAGATACTCCTGATATAGTTACCAGATCTCCAACGGCAGCACCGTGTCCACCTTTATCCTTATAAGTAATACTGGTACTTCCACTAGCAGTTGTTATAGGATTAGATGTAAGGGTTACAGATCTACGCACAACCTCTTCTAATGGTATTGCCCGTGTAGTCGTACCATTAGTTTCATCCCAATAATAGATCTTTCCTTGTCGTACACATGCAAGAAGATCTTCACCAAAGGTATCCAAAGACCAAATACGCAACTGACTGTCCTGGCCCAGAGAAGATTCATTGCCCCAGGTGTCAGAACCCCATGTGCTTGATCCCCAACCAGCACCATCTACATATGTATCCAATCCTCTATTAATCTGGAATGCAGCCGTTACACTTGACCCACCTTCGGCTGTATCCGTCCCCGTAGCCTGTGCGTCGCATACGACACGAAACTTAGTAGTAGGATTGGCTCTGTCTGGATCACCCAACGCTACAATACGATGTTCTTTATTAAGACTACCAATAGCAATTCCACCTGATGCTGTTGCATCAGCTATCGTTACATAATCACCTATCACTGCCCCATGAGCGCTGGCAGTAGTAATTGTAATTACTGCAGTTTCGTCTACTGTAGCTATCGGGTCTGTGCCTAAGGTTACGGTGCTGCGAACTGGTGTGATATCATGGTACTCTCCACCAATCTGAACGTATAGCTTAAGGTGTGTAGCTACTGCAAGATATTTACTACCTGTATCAGTAACCCAATCGTGTACCGCTCTACATGTACCCAAAAAAGATGCAGTAATAAGCTTAGTCCAACCACCTAGCTTTTCAGCAAAGCCTTTACGAAAACGGACCTTGTCCGCATCATACCATGTTCCTTCAGCACTATATCTAGTGCCATCCGTGAACATGCCTGCCTTTGGTGATATTTTTGTAAATGGCATAAGTTAGCTACACTTCCATCGTTTTCTGGCTTGCCTTAATCTTGACTTAGGATCTTTAGCAGCCTTGGGAAACTTTTTCATCTGACCTTCAGATCTAGCACAATAAGACTTCCTTCTTTTAGCAGGCTTACTACCCGCCTTAACCTTTCCAGTAACGGCAGTCTTTAACTTAGATCCAGGGTTCTTTTTTTTATATGCACGAACACCCTTGGCAGTCATTCCAGCGCCACTTTCAGTTTTTCTATAGTTAGCGCCCTTGCCTGTGGTAGTCTTTCTAATCGGCTTTTCTTTTTTTCTGGGCATTAACTATTTAGTAATCCGTTCTTTAAGATTTTCTGTCTGCGTTTCAACTGCTGCGAGGCGTTCCCCATGAGTATCTACCTTTTCTCCAATACGATTTACAGTACGTTCTATCTGAGCGAGGGACTGTTTAGCCCCATTTAGTCCAGCTTTGACACCGCCATAGGCGGCCCCTGCTGCTGCTGGAATGGCGAGTAAGGATATTAAATTCATCATCTCAGCTTCCATCTTCAACGTCTTCGGGTTTTTCTGGTTCTATGATAGGTCTTCCATTACTATCAGTCCAATTTGTATCCATCATATGCTCATCCTGTCTTTCAGCTACGACCATCCACGACACTGTGTCGATGCTAATTGAGTCCTTGCAGGTGATAATTAGCGTTGAGCCTGAGACCGATCCTTTAAGTGCCGACCATCCAGATTCGTTCTGTAAAAAGACTTGTGGATCACGGCATAATAATTCCCAAGTGCCGTCAGTCATACCGACTTCTTCGTCCAGATCCACGCTGGCACTTCCACCAGAAAGAGCGACAGAACCTCTATAAATCAGATCTGCTCTTGGACCTTCAATAAATGAATGAACTAGATGATGCGTATCTTTCATTGAAGGCAGTGGATGGTCGATCTTGAAGCTACCCGAACCCTTGGCTAATGCCCCTCCGACAGTTACATCCTGTCCAGAAACCATTAACGCATAGCTACTGTGGAGCGTAGCGTTGCCAGTCAGATACCACTTCTCATCGGCACCCCTGACTCCATGTTGCCAGAAAAACTCGCCACCTTCGTAGTATTGAGTCGTTGCTGTACCACCACCTGCTCCAGCCTGTATCCGAACATACGGATTTCCCGATCCACCAAGGACATAGGTTTCCATGTTTTCGGTATAAATACTTATCACATCTGCTGCCGATTCGGTGATGTAGGTGTTAGAACCACCATCTAGGAAAATCTTGTCTGTAGCTCCGACACTAATATCATCGCCACTTGTGATTCCACCATTCGCTACCTGTGTAGCTGTTGTAGTCAAGACACCTGTAACTAATGCAGTAGTTG